GAAGAAGAGGACGATGACGAAGATTCCGATGAGGATGACGACGATGAGGACTCTGATGATGAAGATGAAGATGACGAGGATGATGAAGACTCGGACGACGACGAAGATGAAGACGAAGAGGAAGAAGAATTAACCGGTGAAGCTCTTGCCGAAATGGACTTCGAAGAACTGGAAGATGTTTGCGATGACAAAGATCTCGAAACAGACCCGGATGACTTTGAAGAAGATGATATCGAAAAACTTCGCAAAGCAATTGCCAAAGAATTGGGTCTCAAACTCCCGGCAAAGAAAGAAGCCAAAGGTAAAGGCAAAAAAGGAAAGAAGTAATTCATTCTCCGGCTATGAAGGTTGGGCTAAAGTAATAGCCCACCTTTATCATAAGAAATAACTATTGTTCTATTAAATAAAACTAAAACTTAAAAGATTATGGCAACTAAGAAAAAAGAAGACACCAAGAAAAAAGGTGGCAAAGAAAAAGATGCTGAAAAAGAAGCAAAACGTAAAGCACGTATGGAAGCTTTGAAAAACCGTCCTGCAGAGCAACGTCCAAACAGCAAGCAGATTGATGTTATCAAAATCAATGACAAATCCGAGGTTCAGAACTACGGCTACGCAGTAAAGAACAAGGAAGGATATCAGGGAGTGGTAGTAACATCAGTTCTGGTTATTGATGGTAAACCTGCTTCTACATCCGTAACATTCGTACCGGGCAATCTAACCGTAAAATCCAAAAAAGGACACGGTATTATCTGTAACCCGAAAGCTAAAAAGGCTAAGGGCGAAGAAGAGGAAGCCGGAGACGAAGATTAAACTTCTATCCCTTACTTATTAGCGAGAACATCGCTAATGGTTTGCATAGTTTATTAGTATTTCATTTCAAAGATTATGTTGGGAGCCTATTGCCTGAGAAGGTAGTAGGCTTTATTTATTTTATAGGTTATGGAAGACAAAAGAGAAATCAGAAAGAATATAACTATTCTTGCATTAGATAATCTTATTCAGAATTATACTAATGCACTAGAAGATAAAGATATGGACCCTCCCTTATCGAATGAAGAAAGGGAACTCTCTGAATTAATTATTAAAGAAGCCAAAGAAATGCTAACCGAAATGGCAATCGAAAATAAACCAATACCAAGACCATCATGGAAGAAATGAATTTAAGAACCATCATACAGGGTATTCAAGCCGTATTAAAAGATATGGAATATACTCGGTATATGATTAAGGTTACTCCTCCTCATAAGAGAGGTAAATATCAAACCCATGTTATTCACCTTCAATATCTTAAACGTAGGCTTAAGGATTTTAAGGGTAGGCTAGATAAAAAACTAAAAGGTACTATCAGTACTGTAAAGTTTAAATATGTTAATTATTCAGATGGACGAGAAATGGTTGCAGAACAAACTTTTGTCAATCTTACTGAGCAAGAGATAAAGGATGCCTTAGAACTTGGAGCCATTCTTGAAAATGCAAGTATAGAAATCCTAGAAATTAAGGAAATCCCTACTTCGATTAGGATATTATAACTATGGATAATTACTAAGGAAATTTCAATCCCCTTAAAAATTTTAGAAACATGAAGAAAGACAAGAAGAAAGACAAACCGGCTAATAAGACTCCGGAACTTTCAAAGGCTAAAAAGGCATTGGATGCTTATCTCAAAGAGAACAACTTGGACCCTCAAAAGGATTGGTCAAAAGACAAGAAACATGGTAAAAAGGTTACTGAACTCTTGAATAAGCTCAACAAGGAAAGAGACAAAGTCGCTGCCCAGTATCCTGAAAAGGATTTAAAGAACGAAGCCAAATTAGTAAAAATGAAAAAAGCCAAAGAAGATGAAAAGGCTTCAAAGAAAAAAGAGAAAAAAGAAAAGAAGGAATCTGCTGGCCGAGTTACCAAATACGATTATCCTCTCATTGATGGTCGGGAAATGACTTCTGATGAAAAGAAAAAATATCGTATGGAACAGAGAAGACTGGCTGCCGGTAAAGCTCCGAAGGAAGAAAAACCCAAGAAGGAAAAGAAAGAAAAGGCAGAAGCCACCGAAAAGGCTGCTCCTGCAAAGAAGGACAAAAAGGCCAAAGATAAAAAGAAAAAGAAGGCCAAAAAAGAAGAAGATTAATCTCATATCTTATTAAGTATTCGTTAATGATGTAAAGGCCTGGCAAATCACTTTTGTTCAGGCCTTTCTTTTTAATACTAAGACTTTATGGAAGAAAAAACATATAAACCCAAACTGCGTATCACTACACTTGAAGATAATGGTTCCTATATTCAAGATAGATTGGTAGATGCGTATACAGAAATGAATTCAGGGCCAAAAGTACAACATAAAGGACCAATAAGAATAGAGGTAACTCTTACAAATAAACAAGATGTCGAGAACTTTAAGAATTACTTAGATAAGCTTGTAGGTAACTTACCAATCAAAGAACCTTCAGTGGGAAGAGGAAGACCTTCTACTGGGAGTAAACAACTTACTGAATCACCTCGGGAAGATATTCTGGCAGATGTAGAGAAAATGGTTGAAGAAGGTAAGAGCCAACAAGAGATTATTAAGTATTTAAGGGAATTGGGATTTGTCTTTATTCTTACAGAGGACTTTCTTTTTCATTTCCCAGGATTTGAGTTCAATATTAAGGACGTGGGAGAAGCAACGGACAATAAACAATATCCTAATTCGTACTCTTGGATGGCAAGATGTATCAAACGAGCCAAGGACCCCAAATCAGATAAATTCGACCCAATGGTCATCTTCGGTTTCAGCATCCTTGGTGGACCCTCAAAGAAAATTATTCCATACCTATATAAGGAAAGAAAGAAACCGTTAAGGGCCTCTGTTGGTAAAAAGACCATCTCCTTCTCTCAAGCAGAATTCACAAAGTTCCCCAAATATCAACTTGAGGAGGAACGATTAAAGTTCTCTGCAGAGATGAGACAACTAATGGCTAGCCCAGATAAAAAACCATCAAAATTCTTTTTAAGATGGGCTCCAGATGTATTACTATCCCCCAATGCTTATGAATCACTTAAGAGATTAAATATCAAATTTGCTAATGATACTCAAAAGGGATAACATAACTTTTCTAGAAGGTTACTTTATAAGTAAATCTGGAAGACTTTGGAGTAGGTACGATAAGTCTGGTCATCTTACTAAAGATTCTTGGCATAGAGTTAAGTATAATACCTCTAAGGGTGGATATAAATTCATTCAAAGAAAAGGTAAGATATATTATATACATCGGTTAGTAGCCATGACTTATATACCTAATCCAGAAAACAAAGCTTATGTATGTCATAAAGATAATGTACCATATCATAATTCAGTAAGTAATCTTTATTGGGGAACACCTTCTGAGAATACTCAGCAATGTATCAGGGATGGTAGAGGTTACATTGGAGATAAAAATCCTATGTATGGAGTTAGTAGGAGAGGAGCATTAAACCCTAATGCTAAATTAACTAAGATACAAAGGAGGCTAATAAAACAAAGACACCAAGAAGGATGTAGGATTTGTGATTTAGCAAAAGAATTTAAGGTATCCAGGATTACCATTCGTAGGATAATTGACCAAAAACTAAGGTCTTACAATCGTAAAAACAACATCCTCTACCTCAGTATTTAATAAAAGAGTATTATTTATTAAAATAAAATTCTTATATTTGTATAACGAAAATAAATATTAAAAAATGGATGCAGAAACCAAAGAGGTAGTAAAGAACATTGCTCAGATTCAAATTGAGGCATTGACTAATATCAAAAATAATATCACTACAACAGAACCCGATTTACTCAGGAAGTTGTTACAGATAAACAATGAAGAGATGCTTGATTCGGTCAATCATCATATTCAGATTTACGAAGAGATATACGAAATGCCTCAATTGATAAAGACTCTGAACGAATATCAATTATACATCTGTTCTCATATCCTATTCAAAATGGAAGACGAATGGATACGTGATTTATCCCAAGGAGTTTACGGAGCATGGGAACTATTACATAGAGAAACCAATAAATTTCATCCTGAACTCACACTAATAATTTAATTTTAATTATGGACAAGAACGAATACTTAGAATCAGTTGAATTGAATATTGGAGTTGAAATGATTCCTTGCGAATCCTCAAATGTTGAAGGTTACGGATACGACTCCAAAAACAAACAACTTTGGGTTGCTTTCAAAGGCAACAAAGTTTACCGTTATGATGGTGTACCTAAAGAAATCTGCAATGAATTACACCTAGCAGAATCCAAGGGTAAATACGTTTCTTCTAATATCAGAAACAAGTTTAAAACCACGGGCTATGAACTCAGGTCTTAAGAAATTACCTATCATAGGGTTAGCAGGATTTATACTAATTGGATTGGCTATAGGTTCAAAACCTACATCCGATGCAAGCAGGATAAGTCCTGCTCCGTCGTTTAAAAAGAACGATGTACCAGAAACTAAATACAGTTTCTCATTTGCAGATAAGCCTAAGTCATTAATGGATTCAATCCAAGAAATGGCAAACAAACTCGGAAAAAGAATATACGAATATCAGGTAGAAATAGAAATCATTCCAGAGAATCAAATCTACCAGATAAGTAATTCTGGATATCAACAATACGAAGTTACTAGAAAAGGAGTGGGATACTCCCATACATGGGTTAAATTTTATACTGATAAGAAGTTAACTTATCAAGATGCCATTAAGTTTGCAGAGAAATATCCAGAAAAATGTATACCCTTTGTACCTGCTCCCAAGGCTAAATCAGAACTCGATTATTATAACGAAAACCTGGACGAATATTTATCAGACCCAGAAAACGAGATAGATTATGCTCCAGAGATCTTCGACTTCTTAGCCGATTAACCTCAGCTATTTAAAAATATTCTTTTTATTTTATTGCTATATAAAATATTATTCTTATATTTGCAATGTGATAAGAAATTAATTCATTTATAAACATTTTTAATATAGACGTTATGAAAAAGAATGAAAACAAGGTTGCTAACCTTATCGGTAACAAAGTTGCTCAACAATTAGAAGGAATTAAGGATGCTACATCCAAGTCTAAAACTACTAAGGCCCAGGGAACTAAAAAGACTAAGGCTCAATTGGTAGAAGAATCCCAGGAAGCTGCCAAGAAATTTGCAGGTGCCAAATTGGTTCAGGTTACTCCGGAAGAACCCAAACCAACAAAGAAAACCTCTAAAAAAGCAGAGGTAGTAAAAGATGTTGAAAAACAACAGAAACCCTCCATCATCGAAAAGGTAATCTCCAACCGGGAAGTAAAATATGTATACCCAGAGGATGTAACCGATACACTGGCCCGGAAGAAATGGAGACAACAAACTCGCAATGAACTTCACAGACTTGAACGGGAAATGTTCCGTATCAAGGACCAAAACTCCAAAGAATACAAGAAAGCTGCCAAGGCATATGATGACTTCAGGAATAAAGTCCTTAAGCCAGAACAAGTTGCTTGATTTTACCTCTCAGGGAAGGTACCCAATATCAGAGTACCTTCATCATTGTATTAACCTTCTAAAGGTATAAAAATGGATTACACTATATTCTCCGCAAAGGAGATGTTAAAGCAAGACAAGGAGTTGGTGGAGTTGCATAAGAGATGCGTTAAAACCTACTTAGTTCAACGTTCACTTAAACATAGGAAGATTAAGAAGTTCTTTATTGTATACGACTGGTATATTAACACCAGTAACATAAGAAACTTCTTTTTCAGGCCTGTACCAATATTTGTGCAGGCATTACTCTTGGGACAATTAGACGAAATATCAGATTATGTAAATAAAGACGGTTATGGTAAGAAACATAAGAAAAGAAGAAATAGAAAAAGTTGAGGTAGCTTATATCAAAGGTAAGTATGCTTATAAAACCCAATACAATGTAATTAGTGGGAAGAAGCATGAGATACTTTATGCAGGACCAGTTAATGCTTTGCAACCTGCACTAGAGAATATCCTGATGCTGGTTAGGAATCCAACCAGAAGAATCTGTACAGATTCTAGAAAAACACTAAAAAGGCTTGAAGAAAGGGCAACTAACCTAAATAACTTCAAGGACGAAGGTATAACCCATATAATTATCTATGTATGTTCACAAATATAGTCAAAGACCTATATATAGGCAAATCGAAACTAAATATCCGATTTCAGAATCAAATCATAGAGCCTGAAACCATAGTAGATAGTTTGGGTGTACCTTACCCTAAATTAAAGGAATACCCTACCTTTCCGGACTATGTAGTAATAGGTAACTTTGATGGCAAGGATATTTTTAACATTCAACTGGGAGAAAACCCTCACATGTTATTAATCACAGGAATCCCAAAAGGTGCCAAGACTTTAGATTGGTACAGGGTAAAGGAAGCAATCTGGTCCTCCTATTATGAGGATAATTATCGAGGATATTTATTCCAGGTCCAGGATGCAACCAAGAAAGTAACACTAAAGGCTTATCCTTTAGAAACAATTAAAGAGTAAATATATGGAAGCAATAGATTACGTAAAGTTATTTAAACTCGACCAAGAGAATTACGACTTCAAAAGGGAAGAGTTTATTTCCGAATTGGGTAAAGAGTTTCTAGATTATTGCCAAACTACTACCATTGGCATTAACCCTAAGACTCATAAGTTATATTATTATCGGTTCAAGGAAATCATTAAGAATTTCGAAAGTAAATTCTGGGCAATATCCAAGCTCAAGGTAGGTGAAGGATTTACACAGAACCTATGGAATGCTTTCTTTGCTACTCAGGTAGTACCTTTAAGAGCAAAGATGTTCCCAGATATCCAACAGTTCCTTGAAAAAAGGAAGAAGGAATACCTCAATGAACAAGACAAAAAACAATCTACCTATAAAAAGGGAAGTCATGGCAAAGGAAATCCTAGACCTTCACGGCAATAAATTTATTGCCAAGGATTGGAAACTTTGCCTTAGTATTCCGATAGGCAAATGTGATAAATTAATTTTCACCAGGGATTATGTCTCTGGTGATTCTTTTAATTTGGCAGTGAAAAAGAAAACCTATAAGGCATATTTCTATAACCTTAGTATTAATTGCTATGTATGTTATAAGTTAGAGCTAGTAGGATATGATGAATCTAAAGATATAAGAAAGGCTTATTTATATGGCAAAAGAAGATAAGATAACAAGATTCCCTCGTCCTATGGGTACTACTGCAATGGCTTTAGAATACCAGAAGACACATGAAGAAGAAGCATTGATTAAGGTACAGAATTACCTTATTAATCAGTGGTTAATGGGTAATGGTGTTTTGTGTGGAGTAACCTATGATATCAATTCATTCTCTAATAGATTAGGGATTGATATAGAATATGTACGAGTATTCATGAGAGACAGATTATTGTCTTCTAGAATATGGGATAAAGATAAACAGGAAGAATTACTTAACGCGTTATTGGGAGAACAACTAGCATGGGCATTAGAGGATAGAATGGAGATATCTCACCAGTTGCAAATCTTAAGAGATTCTCAAGGAGGTAAATATACTCCTTTCATTTCGTCCGAGGTTAATAAGACATTGAAGCTTAAGTTGGAATCTTCTACATCATTACAATCAATCATTCGTAATCTTACTGGAGGCAATACAACTAATATCTTCAATCAGTTCAATCAACAGAATAATCTCAATGCTGAGAATACTATCTCGATAGAGGAAGCAAGAACTATCGTATTAGAATCTCAAAAGGTACTTACTAAAACTGAAGAAGCAAAACTCTTAGAGGACAAATACGATATCAATTCATTGCCTGAAGTAGTTGCAACTAAGCAAGAGGGAGTAGATACGTCCAAGGAGGGCCTTAATCTTAATAAGAAAGAACTCAATCAAATCACAGATAACTATAAGGCTGCTATGGAAATATCCTCTAAAGAACACCATGAATTGCGTAGGGAGATTGAAATGAGGATTGATACCGATTCTTATGACCCAGAGATGGATAGGTACTTAGAGGATGATGAAATACTAGAAGCAGAAGAAGATACATCCCTTGCTGCATCATTCCTAAACAAAAGAAAATAACTTAGAGGCTACCTATTAATGATGGCCTCAGTTGTGTATATACGGATTTGCATATTAAATTTAAAAGTATTATATTTGCATATCAATTTTAAAAATAGACAAATATATGGAAACATTAGACCCCGAATGTAAAAAGACCAAGATTAAGAACATCAATCAAGGTACTTACTTTAAACTTAAACCCACTACTACTGCACCAGTATGGGTAAGAGGAGAATATGAACGCTCATTAGGCAAATATTCTTGCTTTAAATTCGATGATACCAACCATGAGAAATTCATGAAAGGTTCTCAGGACGTATATATTAACTTTACATTTTAACACATGTTCAACTTATTCAGAAAGAAAAAGAAAATCAGAGTAATCAAAAGCCGCAGACTTATTACTCTACAAAAGTTAGAGGGTATGGAAGATACCTTTAACATTGCTATGCACTTCGAGTTAGAAGACTTTCATTCAAGAGTTCAAACGATACTCAATGAACTTCATATATACGATGACCAGGTATATGTTAATGCGTACAAAGAATACCAAGACCATTACAAGGTATATGATAGAGTACCAGACTTATTGCTCTATAAAATACCAGTATTATTTGCTAATTCATACCCGGGAATTGAGGCACAGACAGATAAGGAATTTGCTTACCAATTCTACATTCCAGATATGTCTTACTATGAGGCTCTACCAAAAGAGTTTAGATTGAATGAGGAGATTGAGGATAATTTTAAATCTATGTATTCAAAGGTATATCCATATTTACCAGATAGTAAGGTATCAGTAAATGAATACGTAGATATTATCCGGTTTAATTATTGCAAGAACTGGGATGTACTTTGGAATAATCCTCAATCAATCGGAAATTACTTTGATGAATGTATGGATATCATTATGTCATTTGCAGATGAAGATTGCTTGGTAACAGTAACTAATATCATTACCAGATGTGCCGAAGAGATGAAAGAGAAATTACAAACCCTCAAAAATAATAGAGATGAACAAATTTAGATTCAAGGTATCTACCATGTTAGAACAGGTAGAGGACGATTACATTAAATTCGTGGGAGATAACTATGGTGTAAACCGGGATGAGTTCCTTAAAGACTTCAAGGCTAAACTTAATCTTGAAAGTCACCATGTATCTACGGTACATGCCGAATTACTCGAATACGAACCAAATCGTATCATCATTCAGACCTCTAAGTATAATACCATATCAAAGGAATACAAAGACCATTACCTTTGGGTATTTACTAATAAGGGAGACAGAAAGTACGATTGGGACTTAAACAGATTCCGGGCTCTACCCCAGTAATTATTAAATAGTTTATTAATTCTTTTGCAGATATAAATATATTTCTTATATTTGTAGTGTAATAATTAAACAATAAAAATATGAAAACAACAGCATCCAAATCCTCTATCCAGAACCTGGAAGAGGTACTTCAAAGGTTTATCAATAACAAAAACACTTTCTCTCTTACAGAGGAGGAAAATGAAATGCTAAAGGAAAACCTATTTGAACTACTCAGTAAGGTATACGATAACTACCAACTAGCTTGCATCGATATCAATCAAATCTGGGTATATGAAACTTGCTACTATACTTTCACATTCGAAAGCTTGGTAACAGTAGACCGACCAAGAGAAAACATCATTGCCGATGGCTGCATACGATTTATGCAAAATTTTACCGATGGTGACGGTATCCTTATCTCATTCACCAAGCTGGATAAAAATCATTGGGTTTACCAACTTAACTTCAGAATATCATGAACGAAGAAGAATTAAAATCTCTGGCCTTACAGTTACATAAGGCACAGATACAAGAATATCCCTGGGTCTCAGCAGACCCAGAGGATGCTGAATCCTATATTAGGACTTACGGAGATACTAACGTACACTTGTACTACGATTATTTACTTGCTAACAACATAGGAGAAGTAGAAGAATGAAAATCAGAGCTATTTTAGAAACAGAAACAATGGACCCTGACTTCAAGGAGTCATTTTTAAACGGAATGCCCTTTGACATTACCGAGTCAACATTTGATAGAATCGTACGCTATGCTTCTGGATGTACCGATGTTCAACAACCAGATGTAATTGCTATGGTCATTCAACACTCTTTAGATAACCGTAAGGAGTTATCAGAATTACTAAATACATGTAATCATACTACACAAATGAGAGTACTCATACCAGTACCAATCTCTTCAATTACCTTTATCAATCAGTACCAAAATACTCTTAAAAAGGCATTAAAGGAGAGAATCAAAGGAACACTGGATGGCCTATCAAAAGAACAACGTGCAGAACTCCTTAATGAGGTACTTAATGAAACTTTAAATGAGGGTTCCCTTAACGACGATTAACCAGTTGTTTTCATATCTATCCCAGAGGCAGGACTCTAACCTAACTAAGAGCCTGCCTCTACCTCAGTTATATTTGCATATATTATTTATTATTCTTATCTTTGTAGTGAGAAATAAAAATATATTTATTCATTTTAAAATAGACAACAACATGGTTAATCTTTACAAACTCACCAACTTACTTGAATCTGGGATGACAATATTCCAGCTCAATCAATGGAAAAACGAAGGTATCTGGTATCCAATTACTCAATACAAAAAGCCTTCAAACGAAATTGAGGTAGTCACCAACCTATTTATCCCAATCGATACGGAAACACAACGTTATCACATTCAATTAACTGCTCACTATGATGCTAGCGAAATGGATGAATGGAAACGATTCCTAGAGGATAACCAATGGAAGCTATACCCATTACTCAAAAACATCATGGATGTATTCTTGCCACATTCAGATTATGGATATCGAATCTTATATACCTTATACCCGGAAGGATTCATATCAGTACTTGCTGAAGAATTACCTGCTGAACCATACATACCCTTGAATCAACAAATTAAATCAGAGGAGGACTAACTATGACACCATCAAAGACTTATCTTAAATTCCAAGAGACAAGGTCTAAAGAGGACCTTGATACTCTTAATGGGTATTTACTCAGACTGCAACAAATCTCGGTTATCCTAAATGGAGATACAGAACTTTCCAATGAGGAAGAGAACAAACTATATGACGAAGACGAAACCCTAACAGACAAAGTCTTACGATTATTATTTGGAGATACATTCTTTACCTTCATTGCCGAATACAACCTCGATGGATACGATTCCTGGGAGGATACAGTCGAAGACTTAGTAGAAGACCTATGGATGACCTATTGGGAATTACATGAAGCCTAATATTATACTTATCCTAGTCATGAGAGGAATTATCCTAATAATGGGTGCATCCTCCCATCCTACTAGCGAAGAACCTTTAACTTATGAGAATACTCATTGCTTAATATTAATAATATGCTAGAACAGTCCAAATTTTTAGTATCCTTCGATTGCCAAAACGAAAAGTTCTGCGAGGAATTAATCATAACCTATAGAACTGAGGAACTAAGGCCATATCTAATATTCCCAAGGGTAAAACTAAATCCTAACCACCTTCATGTATATCATACTAAAAGGATAATCTCAGAACTTATAGGTATGCCATACTCTTCCATCGAAATAGTTGACCTTATAAGGCTCCAGTAAGTAATTGGGGTTATTGCATATTTAAAATATTATTCTTATATTTGCATAAACATTTAAAAATAGACGTTATGAATGAAGAAAGTAAATTAATCGAATTATTTAAAAAATACCCAGGAATTGCTGCACGCATACGGAGGTCATTTGCTTATCATTACGACCAAATCCAACGGGAAATCGAAGCCGAGGTTGCTACAATTAACAAAGACGATGCTGCAACCATTATCGATTATACTACCGAATATATGGAGGAATCCATGGGTTGACCTGATGCCGATGACCAAACAACATTCAACAATCAAATCACTAACAATTAACATTAACAATAAAATTTTAAAAGTATGACTACATTAAAATCCACCTCCATCCTTGCATCTATCATTGCACAAAATCCTTATCACATTATCTCTATTCAGGGACAAATGCCTATGTCACATGCTCAAAACACATATGAATTCGAAATTGTCGAGGATGACCCAAACTATGAGGAAATATCCGACTTCTCACTCGAAATGCTCTGGGTATATACTTATGCCGATAAGGAATCCCTAGAACTCGACCTAATGGAAATCCTCAATCAAATGGACTTGCTCAGAGGCGGCGATGACCAATACTTCGATTATAACGTAGACGAACTGGACATGGTACTCTACGGTGCAACTCTTATACTTGAACAAGAGAAATACAAACCACTTATCCTGGCTCAATTACAACACTATCAGGATTGCTTCGACGAGGGAGAACATATTGAAATCATTGATTATTATATTTACCTTCTTGAAGAACCCGAAACTCTTTACGAGAATGCTGAACAAACCATTAACCTTTTCAAATCCCTCATCAAATGAGAACCAAACTAATCATATTATCATCAATTGCCATGGCTCTAGTAGTCATGGCATTCCCTACTAATAAATTCCAACCTAAAACAGTATGGGAACACTACTGCAAATATACATTGCATATACATCCATCACAGGCAACCGAGGACCAATATGATTACTTCCTTGATTGCTGGTCAGGAGATGACGAATACCAATATCTCTATGACTACTACGAGAACAAATATCCAGAGTATAACAACCAACTAAAACATTACGGAAAATGAAACTAAAAATCACAACCTTAGTAATCGTAGAAGATGCCCAAGTTTTAGACATATTCCATTCTTTAAAGGATAACCAAGAAGATGCCGAACATGAAATCATAGACATGGTAGAAGAAGAATACGGAGACGAGGACAAAAATATTCATTTCAAATCCATACAAGACATAAAGGACTACTTCGAAATCGTACATATCGAGACTCAAAAACCAAATTTAAAACTGCCATCCTATGAAAAAGAAATCCAAGAACCAAGTATATATATACCTCACCAGGATAAATGGAATGAACACTTTCCTACTCCAGGTAAACCAAACCCCAATTACTACACAGACTCAGGTGCAATCTTCAACAAGCACCTACGTACCCAAAACAAATTAAAACAGAAAAGGAAATGAAAACCCTACTACTAATCCCAGTAATCCTATATACCTGGTTATCATTAACCCACAGGGATAAGATATACCATCAAATACCAAACCCCACCAACAAACAAAAATACATATACTTAATCCTACAAGGCCTACAGATAATCCTATTAATCCTATTAGAGACCTTAATCCTAAGAATACCAAACTACTAACCCACCAAACAAAAACAAATATCAAAATAAATACTAAGGCCCAGTATAATACAAAATCATACTGGGCCTAACTATGTTACATACATACCTAAGATACAAATACCTAATATCACCAATCATATAATACTAATCAATATTGAAGGCCTTCCGGGGGTGTTGGGATTAAGGCAAACTTCTAGGCCTAGCCCCCCTATCACTATACAACACCACTACTCTATAGCTATCTAACACATCAGTCTCAAGGTCCTAAGGCTATATAACCAATTGCCTAAAAGGCACCTAACAATGGCCCCTTGGGGTACCTAAATCTGATAAATCCTAGACCCCTAATGGCCGCTTATTATATAATATATGTATATAAAAAGGCAATCGGATTTGTAGGATTTGGCAATAATTTGGGGTACCTTTTTATATAAAATTAGGTACCTTTTTGTCGGATTGGGGCCCCTAAATTTAATAAATCCGAGGTAATTTTAGGCTATTCAAGGTACCTAAAAACTAGTAACTATGTTATTAATGGCCCTTGTAATTAGTTAAAAAGAAACTTTAGATTGCTAGAAGAGATACTTCTTTTGAGAGAGTACTGATAGAGAGATACGTAATATTAGTATTAGAGCTATAATACATTATCCATTATGGGCCTCAGTAGGATTTATAAAAATTGATTAGGATTTTGCTATATAAAATATTATTCTTATATTTGCAATGTGATAATAAACAAGAGTATTAATTTTTAAATCCTATATCCTATGCATAGTATTAAACCCAACTTAGTTAAAACTTGGTTCACTAAAAACCAGGCAATCCTAAACATTGATTCTCAGGTAGATGAGAAAGGGGTTCTTGAGTATCTTTCCTTCCTAATAGACGAAGGATATCTACACATCCCAGAATTTACATTCAAGGCATATAATTGCTCAGAACTAGCTCCCGGTCGTATAGTACATAATTTCTATTATGAACTTTCTAATAGAACTCTTACAGAAGCCCAAATAAACTCTATACTTGCAGAATGTCCTTTACTATTCGATGATGGTTCTCAACCTAAGCCTGCCTATACCGCTTATCTGGGTTCATTATACATTACCCTTATTGCAGAAGCCTAATCGCTAACTTAGGTACACCTTAAGCCCATGCCTATCTTAGGTACTGGGCTTTTCTTATGTAGCCTAACTCTAGGCCATCATGGGACTTGCTAAGGCTTACCATAGGCCTAACTATAGACTCATAGGCCCTAGTTCTTTATGTCTCCATGAATGGCCTATGGCATTGGTATAAAAGCCTGCTAGTCACCTAATGGCCTTATATGATATTAATATACAGATAATATCTACCGGACTGTATGGGGCCTCCAAATTTCTAAAGTGGTACCTATACCAACCCCTTCTATATTCTACCTTATATCCCTCAATATACCTATATCTAATGCTCACAACCATGCCCACCTTTCAAACCCCTAAAACCTATTTGCAAATTTTCATATAAAATAATTCTCTGAAAAATTTTTTCAAAAAAAAATTTCAAAATGTTTTGTAGATTCAAATAAAATTCTTATATTTGTATTGTTGAAAAAGCAAAGAGATATTTAAAATTTTGATTAACAATTTTTAAAAAGAAAATTCTCTAAAAATTTTGCTAATTAAAAATTAAATTGTATCTTTGTAATGTAATCAAAAAGCGATACTTGACATATTGAAACAATATAAAATTAATTTATTCCTTTTCTCTTTTTCTTATAAATCTTTTAGTTTTATAGAGAAAAGGATATAATAAAATAAACATAAAAACTAAAAGTATTTTATTATGGAAGAATTAAAAAATGTAGTAGTAGAAAAAGAAGTTTCTAACAACAAAGTAAACAAAGTTAGTGCAAAAAAAGCAAAAGCACAAGCAAAAGCAAATAGCACTATTAAACTATCAGTTGATAGTATTTTTAAAAGTCTAAATGAAAAAACTAACGGACTTTTAAAAACTTCTTTAGGAAAGAAAACAGAAATTTATGTTGAATCTCTGTTTTCTGAATTGAACGAAAAGCAAAAGAAAGCGTATCGAAAGAAATTAAGAAATACAACTTTTTCTTTGCTTGATTCGATTTGTAAAGCAAAAGAAGAAAAGAAACAAAATGAGTTAAAAATACTTGTTTCTGCATTTACAGAGTTTTATAAGCAAGTCTATAAAATAAATGATTTTTCTTTTGCTTCTATTGCAAGCGAAAATACAAAGGACACTAAAAAAGAAGTTCTAACAAAAGGTTTGCAAATAGTCAAAAACTTCAAATAACAAATGATATGTTATTAAATATATTTTTATTTGTTGGTGTAATTTGGATATCTATTCAAATCATAAGAGATACAAAGGACTTTTTAAAGAACTTATAAACTAAATAAAAAGTAAGGGAAAGCAAAATAAATGTTTGTCCCTTACTTTTTATTTTTGAATGTTAATTTTAACGTAACCGTTAGCCCCTAAAACTACCACACAAAAATCGCTCCTCGTGAAGGGTTATTACTTCTCTCCAAAATAATCCGACTTTAACACCCGATATATAACATGAATACTAACACCAAACTTCTCTCCCAACTTCTGCAACGTCCAGCCCTGCTCTCTTAAACGAACCAACCGCCTATACTGCCTCTTACTAAACTTATACTTTCTAGTACTCCTCCCATCCCTAGCCATTTGTTCCATATTCATTTTAGGAGTACCCCACATCAAATTACTTACAACATTATGGGTTCTCTTATTATCTAAGTGCATTACAATAGAATAATTATTAGGATTGGGGATATAAGCCATTGCTACTAACTTATGAACACCAAATCCTTTTTGCCTACCTTCCACATGTAACACTACATATTCATAACCACAATTTCTACCATTGTGGGATTTAGTATAAAAGGAGGATTTTCTAACCCAAGCCCCCAATTTATTACTATACACTTTACCATTACGGGTAACATGATACCCTGGACATCCTGGAATATTTTCTTTCATAATATCAAGTATTTTTGGAATATAGTAATAATCACACAAAGAAGCCAGAGACCTAATATCCCTGGCAACTTATTACAAAATACTCCCAATTAAATCCTTAGTCCTATCCTTCCCAAGAACTCCTCTGACCTTACCACATTTCTTCTCATAGAAGAAAACATACCATATCTGAAGATTAGGTAACCACCATCTCTTAACTTCATTATAACCTTTAAAGTATCTTTCAATACAATTCATATCCAACTGGGTAATCCAAATCTGATACCAAATCCTATTACCCTCTCGGCATTTAAGGATTCTCTTATTGCCCTCATCCTTTATAATTTCAACCTTCACCATAATTAAGGATACAATTTAGGTTCTTCAAAGGTAAGAGGAGGGAGCTTTGGTTCTCCCTCCCTTTTAATTCTATCTAAGTCCTCAAGGGCACACTCTAGTATTTTAATACGTTCAGCATTATATTCTTTAGATACTGGGAACCAGAATGCTGTTCCCAGAAGGTATTCATGTCCTTCTAGGTTTTCTAATGGCATTCTATACCATATCCTACCTTCAATTCTTAATCTTTCTCCTTTCAATTTTATGATGGTAGGGTTATAATAACCAAAGTATACTATCTCGATATTAAACCTTTGTGGGGTGAACCATGGTTCAATTACCTGCCTCCATAGGAAAACTTCTTCGACTAATGCAAATTCTCTACTGATAGTTCTGCTTACATCAATTAGGTCAGCACATAATCCTTTTGGAGAATCGGGTATATTAAGCCTTCCATATAGGACTGCTTCAAATGTATTCTTTACTGGAAGATAGTAATTTCTTATCCTTTCTTCGATTACCTTATTCTCTTTGGAATTATAATCGATTGCAGTGTACGTAGGCTTTTCCATCTTTCTCTAATTTTCTTTCAAACCATTGGCAGGTAATACACTTTGGACTTCCTACCATTATCTGTACTTCCCCTTTAATTACTGGGCATGGATTGGTAAGCTTCTTTTGCCTACCTACCTTCTTCGTCGTTATTTCTCTGTTCATAGTTATTAAAATATGTGATTAGTAAATATATCGGAAATAGAGGCATGATTAACCAGATAGTTAGGAAAAAGAACCCCACCCTTTTCATTGGGTGGGATGAGGTAATTACTCTGGTCATAAACCATGCAGGTATAAAACATATGGCATATATAATGCCTAAGATTATCCAGGTTATCATTGTTCAAAGTACTTATTTACGATTTTGGATATCTTCTTATCTAACTCTACTATTAGTTCGCTGAACTCTTTATCCTTCATATCTTTTATCTTGGCTTCGATAAATTCCAGGTTTCTCTTAATAGAGAAATAAGATTTGAAGGCTTGGTAATCCAATTCAGATTTATCCGTTAAAGGTAATATCATACTTGATTTACCATCTAACCTTGTATAGAATCCATCTGGTCCGATAGTTCTTGATACTTTTACCTTATTACTCAGTACTGCAAATCCACCTTTCTTATCGATAGATTCTACGATTACCTTCTCCATTAAGGTTTTGCCATCAGAGAAAATGACTTCTTCACCCTCCTTTAGCTTTTTGGTTTCTTTGTTCTTTTTCATATCTTTATTATTAAAATGTTTATGCAAATATACAAAATTATTCTGATTTAATACAATTATCAATAAGAATTTTTAAATCTGCTGCGGTAAAGGATTTCCTGTTAAGTAAGTTATCCAATTGTTCTGGAGTTAGAATTATACCATTTGGAGTAAAAAGTTCTCTTAAGTGTGCCGGAATTATTCCCTGGAATCCCCAATTATTATATGAACCAATATACACTTTATCATTTACCATTGCAGCAATATATTTCTTGGTTGAACCTAATGACTCTCTTCTAAAGGTAGCGACTTCTAACCAAATCTTATTTAAGTGAATGGCATAATGCTGAAAATAGGGTGTAACCAAGGGAATCATTTCATAATTAGAATCCTCTATCAAAGTTTTATCTGATTCAAGGATTCCATGCCAAAAAGCACATCGAAAACAAAGTTGTTTTTCCTTCATTAATTGAGGTACTGTTTTGGCTAAATCGTAATCATCCAAATCTAATGGTGAATTACATAGGTGACATGTGAGTTTCTCTTCCATATTATTATAAATTTTATATAAGATAATAGAACTCCTAACTATCATCCAGATAAGGTATACGCAATACTTTCTTTTCTTTAATGAACTTTAAAATATAACGTTATGGATAAGTTAACTAATGAAATGATTGTGGCTCTGGCCAATGATTTAGGACTGGAGCCAGCTCTTTTAAAGGCAGTACAACTGGTTGAAGGAGCAGGTAGAGATGGATTTCTAGTAGATGGTAGACCTCAAATTCTGTTTGAAGGTCACATTATGTACAAAGAAATCAAAAATAAGTTCGGTTTAGACAAGTCAGTAGCTGCTCAAAAGAGTTACCCTACGATTTGTTTCCCAAAATGGGATAAATCGAAGTACTTAGGAGGAGCAAGTGAGTACAAAAGACTCGAAATTGCCAAGAAAATCGACGAAGAATGTGCTTTGAAGTCAGCTTCTTGGGGAATGTTTCAGATTATGGGCTTCAATCACCTCTATTGTGGCTGTAAAGACGTCTTCGAATTCGTGAAAAAGATGCAGGAATCTCATGAAAGTCAGTTAAAACTCATGTATTACTACATGAATAATACCAGTTGCTTGAAAAATCTGAAAGAACATGACTGGGCAGGCTTTGCTCGGAAGTATAATGGTCCTGGTTATGCTGAAAATGCCTATGACCAGAAGTTAAAAAACGCTTACGAAAACTTTAAAAACAAGATATAATGAAGGTAATTTACAACAAATTCATCCCTTTCAAGGGATACAAGGCAATGAACCTATTCGGAATTGTCTTTGTGAGAAAAGGTGCTAAGTTTGATACCTATGATTACAATCATGAGCACATTCATCTCAAACAAATGCAAGAGATGTTGTGGATATTCTACTACTTATGGTATGCAATCGAGTACCTAATCATCAGGTTCTTTGCTAAGTGGAACAAACAAAGCGAAAGATACCATGATGTAAGCTTCGAAGAGGAAGCCCATAATAATGACCATGACTTGGAGTATATCAGAAAACGTAAACATTATTCCTGGGTTAAGTATGTAAAACTAAGAAGTTACAAAAAATGAATATATTAGGGATATGTGCAGGCCAAGGAGGTCTGCTCTTCCCTTTTAGGAAGCACCTATTAGGGAATATTGAGCCAAGAACCGTTTTTCATACAAATTGTGAAAGTCAGTGGAAGGCTAATTTTAAAGATATACCGTTCTATAAAGGGTATAACTTACCTGAGTTTGATGAGAAAGTAGATGTTATCTTATCTTCTCCAGACTGTGGTATGTCGTCTATTATGAGGCTTTCAAAGGTTAAAGAATTGGGCAAACCTAAAGATAACCGAAGTTTAAATCTAGTAATAGAGGGAATCAATTATTACAAGCCTAAGATTTTTCTTATAGAAAATCTGCCTCGTTTGCTATCTCTTCTACCCAATGAATACCTTCAGGAAGCCCTTAAAGACTATAAACTTATTTTTCACGAAAGAAGCGTTTCCGACTATGGGAACTCCCAAGTATCAAGGAAACGTTTAGTTATCATTGGAGTGCATAAGAAAACAGGTAAGAAATACTTGAATGCTTTTAATGAAGTATTCCAAGTAAAAACTCCAACAATTACTAGAAATCTACTTAACGATTACCAGAATCCATTGAATTATAACATTCCTTTGGATAAAACCCTGGCAATGTATGATTATCGGAAGCTTCCTAAAAAGAAGAATCTAACCGTTAGAAAGATTCAGTTATTGTGGAATAGTGACTTCAAGAATGAAAAGAAATGGCCCATAAAGACTGCTAAGATGAGTACTCTCCCAGGAGTGTATCGATTAGAGTTAGATAAAGCTCCTCTAACTTTAAGACCTGCTGATAGACAGTTCCGACCTGATGGTTACCCTCTTGGGATTTTAGATTTCAAAGCAATCATGGGATTTCCTAAAGCCTACAAGATTTTCATGGATGAAGGCAATTACCTTTACTGGCTTAACAAGGCAAGGTATACCATAGCTAAAGGGTCGGTCTACGAAATTTCAATATGGTTCAAACGTTGTATTAAAAGGGTTTCATGAGCCCCTTATAATTATAATCTTGATAAATCTTCTATCATCACCTAAGACCTCTTACCCTTTACCATTTAGGATATTCAATCCTTCGGATTGAAAGATGTAAGCTAAAGCTTACATCCGCATGTATGCACGCGTTTTTACTTTATATATAATTATAATGGCCTTGAACTAAGAGTTCTTGTCACCACTATATACCTTAAACCTTTAAAAACGTAAGAATATGAAATCGGTCAATGTATCTCAACAAGAAGCTAGAAACTTGAAGTATTATGGATTTATTCCAAAATCAATATCCAGATTAATCATCAGAAAGCTCATTAAGAAAATGGTTCCACTTGGAGCAAGAGTTTCTATGAAACGTTCAGATAACTCGTTGTTTGTAGGATACTCAATCCCATTAAACCAAAAGAATTTGGATTTAAGTGAAATTGAAAAACTCGAGGGAGTTATTGATGAACTGAAAGATATTATCAAGAAGAGTAAATTTTAACCAACATGAAGAAATGGAAAGATGTATTAGTTCTAGTCTTAATAGGATTTACTATTTACTTTTGCTTCAGGAATTACAAATTGAATTCGTATATCAGTCAACTTCCTGATTCATCGGTCATTGGCATTCCTGATACAGTCAAACTGAAAGAAGAGTTTAAGCCCCAATCACCATATACACAATTGGTTCAGCCCCAGAGAATTCTTCTCTACGACTTCTATCGAAACAGTAGCAATTCGACTAAACCCCAGGCTTCTGATTCAACAGCGGTTACTTCGAATAGGATTAGTAGAGAAGATTCTCTGGTCCAATTTACCTTGGATAAAAACCAATTGAACCTAAGTTTATTCAACAAGGAAACAAACTCCTATTCAACGAGAATGTTTAACATGGACTTAGATAAGTATAAGTACAATTGGTATGAAGGTCAATTAACTCAAAAAAGAATTAGAAAACTAACTCTAAGTCCATACGTTTATGGTAAATATAGGGTCTTTAATCAAATGTTAGACATAGGGACAGGCCTTTCAATCAAGACTACTAATTTCAATTATAAACTCGGTATAAATGCTTTTCATTATCCGAAGTTCTTTTCGGGAATAAAAGCTGACTTAGAGTTTTCAGTAACATATAACTTTTGATTATGGCAAAGAAGATTAACATAGAAACTAACACATCTGCTCTCACAAGGGAAGAACTAGCAACACTTGCTAAAGTTAGTAATGATGTTTTTTACTTTAGCCTTTTCACTTATGTGATACACCCTATGAGGGGAAAGGTAAGATTCGAACTTTACCCATATCAAAAATCGGTTCTGTATAATTTCGTAAAAGAACGTTTCAATATTCTGCTTAAGTTCAGACAGGCAGGTATTACAGAGCTTATTTCTATGTACTGCCTATGGTTGGCAATGTATCATCCTAACAAGAAGATTAACATTATCTCAATCAAGGACACAACAGCAAAGAAGGTACTTAAGAAGATTAAGTTCATGTACAAAAACCTGCCATGGTATTTACAGACACCGATTATAAATGGTCGTTCGGGAGAATATGGTTCTGCATCAATGATAGAGTTCGATAATGGCTCATTCATAGAATCTATCCCAACGTCTTCAGAAGCCGGTCGTTCAGAATCTCTATCCTTACTGGTAATTGATGAAGCAGCAGTAGTTAGATGGGCAGCCCAGATTTGGGCAGCCGCTTTTCCTACTCTTTCCACTGGTGGAGCTGCTATCATCAATTCCACTCCTTATGGAGTTGGTAACTTCTACCACTCTACTTGGGTTGATGCTATTGCAGGTGGAAACCCATTTAACCCACTACGATTGTATTGGCAAATGCACCCAGAACGAGACATTAATTGGTATAATGAAATGTCTTCTGCTCTTGGAACAAAAAGAACTGCACAAGAAATTGATGGTGACTTCTTATCATCTGGAAATACGGTCTTCGACTTAGCTGACATAAAAGCTATCGAAGACTGTCTTAGTGATTATCCGGTTATTAAGAAAAGGTTTAATGGTCAATATCGGCAATTCTTGGAACCAGCACCAGATAAGGAATATTTCATTGGTGCTGACGTTTCAACTGGTAGGTCTTCTGACTACTCTGCATTTACTTGCATGGACAAACAGGGAGAAGAACAAGCAGTATTTAAAGGTAGACTTTCAGTAGATAAGTATGCAAGATTGCTTGGAGATACCGGGCATTTATTTAACTTTGCCACTATTGCTCCAGAATCTAACGATGTTGGATTGGCAGTAACTTCTGCTCTTCAAACTGAAGGTTATCCTAAACTGTATTACTATCAGAAAATGCTTAAGAAGAAAGGTAAATCTAGACCTGAGGTAGATAAATCTCCAGGATGGTTAACTACACAAAAGAACCGTTCTGTTATTGTAGAGGGACTTGAACAGGATATTCGAGAAGATAATATTACTGTTAAAGACCCTTTCTTTGTTCAAGAAGCATATACCTTCATATATGATGGTTTAGGTAGGCCAGTTGCAATGGGTAAGCATAGAGCTAATAATTCTACAGTAGATGTAGACCTAGAGGGGGATGTATATGCAGATGACTCTATATTCGGTAAAGCAATCTGTAATCACATAAGAAAAGGAAAAACTAACGTAATAGTACAACCGAAATGAAAAAGCTCAATTTTAATTGGAGTTGGGGTAGAAAGAAAGACCCACCTCCTGAATCAAACAAGGAGCCAAGCAAGCCAAAAGCTGCTGCTATATCTCCTGGTAGAGTATCAGTAGATGAAGATAACTCTTTACTTAGTACTCTGAAAGGGATGACCGTAATGGTAGATCCTTCTTTTCGTGTTGAAGTAATCCCTTTGATTCGTGATTTATATAAGGTAAATCCGGATATGGGCATTGCTTTGCAGGATATGTTTAAGTTGGCAAACACAGGTCATACGGTAACATTCCCAAATAATTCAGATGCCGAAGCAGATAAGATGAGAAAACATCTTACCGAAGCTACAAAGAAATGGTCCAGGTATACTGCTGGTATAGACGGTCTAGTTAATAGGATGATTGTACAATGCCTTGTTAGTGGAGCTATATCTGTTGAAGGAGTTCCCAATGATAGGCTAGAAGGTTTAGATACAGTCTTATTCCTTAGACCAGAGAACATTGTTTTCAAAAGGGAGAACAATGGAGTATATTCTCCTTACCAGAGGAATAAGAATTACTTTGTCAAGCACCAAGATTATATCAAACTAAACCCAGAAACTTATGTGTATGCCGGTATGTTTAATGATACCGATGAACCTTATGGGATTCCTCCTTTTATGGCAGCATTGGATTCATTAAAAGGCCAACATGATATGAAGGTTAACTTCAAACACATAATGGAAATGGTTGGTATGGTAGGATTCTTGGAAGCTAAGATGACTAAACCAGACCAGAATCCAAATGAAAGCTTACAAGCTTATCAATCCCGTCTTGAACGTACATTAAAAGATTTGAAAAGAAATCTTCGTAATGGTATGAAAGACGGTATAGTAACTGGTTACATTGATGACCATGAGTTTAAACTCAATTCAACTACCAAGGAACTTGGTAATATTGAGAAACCTTGGAACATGAATCAGCAATCAGTTGCAAATGGTTTGGGAGTTAATGGAAACCTTATTGGAGTTAGTTCAACAACAGGAGAAGGAGCAACGGGTATAATGCTGTCTAAATTAATCAGCCAGTTAAAAAATATCCAAATGCTTGTAACTTATGTATTGGATTTTCTTTATTCTCTAGAACTGCGTCTGGCAGGCTTTGATAATAAGGGAATAAAGATATCATGGGGAACTTCAACTATCTCTGATGAAGTTAAGGTTCAACAAGGTCTTCAGTATAAAATCCAAAACCTGGATTTATTATATAAGGCTGGTATCATTAGCCAAGACCAATATGCTTGGGCAATGGGTTATGATTCTCCTGATGAGAATGAACCAAGAGTTTCACTTGAGGACCAATTTGCTAAAGGCGGTAACTCAGACCCTCAAGAGGGAACTAAGAAGAAGCAAAGGCAAGATGATAAAAATCAATCTGCTCGTAGGTCAAGAGATAAAACTAATCCGGCTCCATCTCGTGGAGACCAAAATACAAAAGCAAGATGAGTAAATTTACTAAGAAAAACAAAGAGCATCTTGATTCAATGGTGATTGGCCAGGGTCATACCATTATGGCTGGGTATATCCCAGAAGCAGTTGGAGCCCAGGCTTTCTCAGAGAATTATTACAAATGGAAGACTCCGACACCGGATACCATTGCTCAATTTGGATTTTGGGGAGGAGATATAGATTATAATACCTATTATCCAAACCTTGATAAATCAGAACTTACTCCAAAGGACGAAGAGTTTATAGAACCTATGTTTAGATTACTTTCTGAAACGATTGTATCTAAGAACTGGAACCCTACTGACTTTGGTCAGAATGGAGTACTTAAAGCTTCTATGAAGATGTTACTTGGACAAACAGTAAATTGCGACCATGAAACCAATATTGGTAATGCAATTGGAGCTGTATCTCAAGTAATGTGGCAGGAGTCTTATAAGGATGGAAGCTTTACTATACCTGCAGGTATCAATGGTATTCTGAAGATTGATGGTAAAGCTAACCCAAGAATTGCTAGAGGTATTCTCATGGAACCTCCTTCAATTCACAGTAACTCAGTAACAGTACAGTTTAAGTGGGATAAATCACATCCAGGAATGGAAGATGGTGAATTCTACCAAAAGCTTGGTACTTATGACTCTAAGGGTGAAATGATTCGTAGAGTAGTTACTGAAGTAGTTCGTTATATGGAAACATCTCTGGTATCTCATGGAGCCGATTCTTTTGCTCAAAAGATTGGTGAAGATGGTAAAATCATTAATCCAACCTTTGCAAAAAGAACCTGGTCTTCTTATGAGGAATATCGGGATGACAAGTCCAAACAGTACTTCTTTACTGACTACAAAACGGACTTCAACTCATTCCAAGAAAAGGACAATACTCCAGATTCTTTTAATGATAATGGTACCCAAGAAAATCATAATCCTAATAAAGAAAATATGAACAAAGAATTGCAAGAATTTTTAGAAAAGCTTTTCGGAGATAACATGTTATCTCTGGCAGAGGGCAAAGAAATGACTCAGGAAGAAGTTATTTCTTGTATTCAAAGCTTGGTATCATCCAAAAACAGTCTTCAGACAACGGTAGATAATCTTACTACAGAGAAATCTTCTCTTACAGAACAGATTACCAACCTGAATGCAGAAGTTGCAAACTTGAAGGAAATGGCAACTGTAGGAAAGAATCACATTGCTTCTCTCCGTGAAAATGCTGTTACTACTTACAAGAAGTTGATGGGTGACAAAGCCGATGAAACTATTGTTACAATGTTGAATGCCGAAACTACTGGCATCGTTACTCTTATCTCCTTGACTAAGGATTATCAGAGTCGTCTGGAAGAAAAATTCCCAATGGTATGTGCAAGCTGTGGTTCTCACGATGTAAGCCGTGCTTCTTCTGTTGCAGAGAATGAAAATGAGGGTAAAACTGAAAAACCTGCAACTACTTCAAATGCAGAAGCCAAGTCTACTTCGGAAACCCTTGAAGACTTGTACAAGAAGAAATTCAAGTAATAATCGATAAATATCACTGTTATGACTAAAATCGTAAACAAAGACCAGCCAATGACGCTGTTTGGGGAAAAGACCCCAAGAGCGGTGATTTACAAAAGTGAATCACACAAATTGCACCAAGCTTTCTGTGTAAAAAATGGTGAAACAATTTTGCAAGGTATGCCGGTAGCTCTTGGAGAAGACGGTTTAATTGAACCTTACACTGAATCTACTCAGGTATATATCGGAGTGGCAGTAACCGACAATGTAAATCCTGCTTACCAGGCACAGAACAAATTCCCAGTAGAGGTAACTGTTGCTGTAGAAGGTTACATGATTTGTAACTGGGTATCTAATGCTGCTGACTTAAAAGCAGGATATGTAGTTCCCTCTGGTGACTTGCTGAACGACAGATTTGTAAAAGCAAATCAGTCAACAGATGCTACACCTTTCATTGCCATCATACCTGCAGATGAGGCAAACGAGGTAATTCAAGTACTTATTAAATAAGAGAAGAAGAAACATGGAAAAAGTTGATATTTCAAAATTGAAGAGAGAAGACTTCGCAAAAGAACTTCCTCAAATGGTACAGCAGTTGGATGCTTACCGTCAAGGTTCACAGAACAAGAAACCTGTGGACATCACATTAGGCGAACTTACCACTGGTAAATGGGGTATTACCCAAGATGAATTGTTCGAGAAGTTGGATATCAATCCGAAAATCGACACAATTGAAAACATCTTCACAATGCCTCAGCAAGATGTTCGTTGGATTGTTCCAGAAATCATTCGTTCTGCCATCACTCTTGGTATGCGCCAGGCTCCGTTCTATCCGGAGATTATTGCTTCTGACCAGTCAATCAGTGGTCTTAGCGCAATCATGCCGATGATTAACATGTCAGATGCTGCTCCTGCAAAGGTTAATGAAGCAGAAACTATCCCATTGGGAGATGTAAGCTTTGGACAGAAATCAGTAAGTCTCTTCAAAATTGGTAAGGGATTCAAACTTACTGATGAAGTTCGTAACTACGTATCTCTTGATGTATTGGCAATCTACCTTCGTGACTTCGGTGTTCAGCTCGGTTATGCAATGGATACTCTGGCCATGGATGTTGTTATCAATGGTAACAAACCAGATGGTTCAGAATCTGCTCCGGTTATCGGTGTATACGAAACTACGAAGGGTATCACTTACAAAGATTTGCTGCATATCTGGGTAAGAGCTGCTCGTATGGGACGTAACTTTACTACTATGATTGGTGGTGAAGACCAGGCAATCGAAATGCTGAACTTGCCGGAATTCAAAGAACGTCATTCTGGTACAACTGAAGCTACACTGAATGTGAAGTCTCCGGTACCTAAGAATGCTAACTTCTACATTCACCCGGGAACACCTGACCAAGGTTTGCTGTTGATTGATACAACTGCTGCTTTGATTAAGCTGACTGCAAAACAGTTGATGCTTGAATCAGAAAGAATCGTATCAAATCAGACTCAGGCAATCTATGCCACTCTGACTACAGGCTTCTCTAAGATGTATCAGGATGCTGCATTGATTCTGTCTGCAGAGAAGAAGTTCTCAGAATTTGGATTCCCCGAATTTATGAACATTGACCCGTATCTCTTGGTTAACCTTGAGTAATAATACACCCGGTTTATTTTACAAATAATTCCATTTCTTGATGGGGTAGGTTTTGCGAGGACCTACCCCTAATTTTAAACATCTAAAAACTTAGTAAAATTATGGATAAATATAAAGTAACTGTAGGTGCTAAAGCTTACAGCTTCCATGACCAATCTACAGGTATTACAATTTGTAGAGGAGAAGAAAAAGAATTGAGTGCTCGACAGTACGGAACTAAAAAGATTCAGATGGCTTTGAATTCAGGTCACCTGCGTTTGGTTCTTGATAAGAAAGCTGTCGACAAATACTCCAATGATGACATCGATAAGTTGGAAAAGAAACTGAATGCTCAGTTCGAAAAAGGTATGGAAATCAAAAAGATTGCCAAAGCCTATACTCTCGAAGAAGCAACCCTTATCGCTGCTCGTCACGAAATTGTTGCCGACAAAGGTGATACAGTTGAAACTCTGATTCAGGTTCTGTTGGAAGAGTTCGAAGAATCTAAAAAATAAGATACCATGGACAATCTAGACTTTGTAGCTATTGCGAATGGTCTGGAAGTTTCATTTAGAGTATTAACCAAAGTCCCAGCCAAGGCCATTTTTGACTGGGACTTTGGTGATGATAAGGGGTCCGTTTATGATGTTAAACAACCTACTTATACTTATGAAAAGTCCGGATTCTATACAGTAGCGTTGAACATAACGAACTCCGAAGGACTTAACTTAAATGCAACTAAAACCATAATTGTAAATACCGAGTCCAAAACTACATTAACTGATAGTATATATAACCTAATCAATTATTACATTCCTTCAGAAATCTCAGATGGTATGTCATCAGAAGAGAAAGCAATGTACATAACTAAATGGCAGTTATATATCCAACCGCTAGTAAATCATATTATCCCACTGGATAAATATAATGATGAGTTAATGTATGAAGCTCTAGAAAACCAATTAATTATGGAATTGGCAGCATGGGATTATCTCAATGTTAAGCTCCTTAATTTATTAACAAGTACAGGAGAATACCTAAGTCAACTTACTTCAACCAAAGAACAAGTTGGTGATGGTTCTTCTAAACCGGAACAAGCTCGAGGTGATAGAATCAAACAAATCACAACTGGGCCTACTGAAGTACAGTACTATGATACACTTGCCGATGCAACATCTTCCCTATGGAAAACATTTTCTCAAGCAATGCAACCTGGTGGTATCATAGACGAGTTAAGAAAAAACCTTTGTATGTTAGCTGGACGATTGGAAATCTACTTACCATTCTGTGACCAAGCAAGTCATGTAGTAGTTCCAAGAGTAGTAGACAGAAGAAGACCTGGATTAATAGATGGGCCAAACCCCAGCTCTCCAGTAAAACGTAATGGTAGAACCTTAATTAGAAAACGATGACCAAGACTCCTCATAGATTGGTTAAGAACCGGTCTTGGGATAGATACAAGAAGATTATAAATGATTTCTTGGATATAGATGCTGGTAGGCAAACTATAACTTGGGCAAAGAATGTAAATCAACTCCTAAGTCATGGAGAAGATGAAATCCCTAAATATTATAATATACCAATCGAGGCATTATGTTATTACAATGCCTTCAGAAACTGGCCCATTAATAAGGCAACAGTAACTGGAGAACTCGATGATGAGAATTTATCAATACTGGTTACTAAATCATATATAGAACAACTGGGATATTTAACTCCAGAAGGCTATTGGGATTTTAACTGGTCTGAAGATAGATTTGTAATTAATGGTATCACTTATAAACCTTCGGGAGATACACAAGTTGCCCAAGCCAAGGATGAAGCATTAGTCTTCATGGTTATCCTAAAAAGGGACCGAGATACCAAGATACAATTCGTAGAACAAAATTGAAAAGTATATGGCAAAGATGTTAATGTTACGATGGAAACCAGTTAATACCGGAAATGGTATTTGGTTTGACAGTAACCTGATTGTCTTGAACGGTACATCTGGAGTACATATTGAAAGTAAAAAGAGTAATTTAGACGTTACTACTTTTCAGTCTATGACTGGAGGTAAGTTCGTTACATGCTTTCAAGATTACTTTGGAGAAGTTTGGGATAAAATAATACCTCATCCAGGTATTGGTCAGGTGATTAAATTCCGTATCAATCAACTTCCAGATTATTCTATAATCAGGGGTGATATTGAAGACGGGGGAGACCCAGACCCAGAACATCCGGATATTCCAATGAATGCCTTCTGTGGAAAAGAAGGAGAACCATTCAGAGATAAGAATTCGGACTTCTTCTGTGGTAAGCAAGTAATCAATCCTTAAAATAATAATGATATGTACGTAAGTAAGTATTACACAAATGAAGAAATTGACCAAAGACTTTTACAAGGTTATTTCGATGACTTCGTAAAGTCCGGTTTTGTCGGAACTATCAATGAGTTCTGGGCATTCGTTCTTTCTATTGCCAATAAGGTAGATAAGAAAGAGGGATACGACTTATCTAAAAATGACTTCACAGATAAACTCAAAGAGAAACTGGATGGCATTGAAGAAAAGGCTAATTACATTACTAAGCTTTCTCAGTTAGAAAATGATACTAAGTTCCAAACTGAAGAACAGGTAAGACAAGCTATCAGTGATTTGATTGATGGTGCCGATGATGCACTTGATACATTAAAGGAATTGGCAGAAGCATTGGGAAATGACCCCAACTTTGCTACTACAATTACCAACAAATTAACGGATTTACGTAATGCACTGACAGATGAAGTTAACCGAGCTAAGGAGGAGGAAGGGAAACTGAGTACCCAAATTAGCGAGGTTAATTCTAATTTTATCAAGGCAGTGGATTTACTCAATGATAAAATTGATACTGCTGTTACTAACCTTATTAATAAGATAGATAAGGTAGAGGCAAAGGTAGATAAGAACACTGCAGATATTGCAGACCTTCGGAATGAAACTACTGGTTCATTAGCTGATGCTAAGGCTTATGCTAAAGACTTGGTAGATAAAGAAGCTGAGCTTCGTAAAACAGCCGATGATGCTTTATCTGAAAGTATCCATCAACTGAACACCTTGCATATCAATGACAAGGCAGAACTCAAACAAGATGTTGCTGCAGAAGCACAGTTAAGAGCAAATGCTGATGCAAACATCCAGTTGAAACTTACAGAAGAAACTACTAATCGTCAAACTGGAGATGCTGCTTTAGAAAGCAAAATCTCTGATGAGATAACCAATCGTAAGGCTGCAGAAGAAACTCTTCAGAATTCGATTACCAAAGAGGTAGCTGACCGTACCAATGCAGATAATACTCTCCAGGTAAATATCGATAAGGAAGCTCAAGCTCGTACATCTGCAGACCAAGTTCTTCAGACTAATATTAATTCCGAAGCTGCAACTCGTACTGCTCAGGACCAAATCCTAGACCAGAAGATATCTGCTTTGGGAGAAAAGGTAGATGGAGATAAGACTGATGTATTGGCTGCTCTTGAAGCCGAGAAAGAAGCTCGTATTGCAGCAGATGCAGACCTCAATTCCAAGAAGGTAGACAAGAGAGAAGGTTATTCTTTAACTAAGAATGATTTTACTGACCTCTTACTTGCCAAATTGAATGGGATTGAGGAACATGCTAATTACATTACCCTTGTATCTCAATTGGCAAATGATGCCGGTTATCAAACAGAAGCCGAAGTAGAGGCAGCTATCGAAAAGATTATTGGTTCTGCACCAGAAGTACTTGATACTCTGGAAGAGATTGCTAAAGCATTAGGGGATGACCCTAATTTTGCTTCAACTATCACAAAAAAGTTAGCAGCAATTACTGAAAAGGTAAACCAAGAAATCGAAGACCGTACTGCTGCAGACACTGCATTACAAGCCAATATCGATAAAGAGGTTGTAGAACGTAAGGAAGCCGATGCTGCTCTTAAGGAAGAACTTAAGGAGTATGTAGATAATTCTTCTGAAACAGGGAACACTGCTCTTCAGGTAGTTAAGGATAACTTGGCAAAAGAAATCCAAGACCGTAAAGATGCCGATGCTACCCTGCAAGCAAATATCGATAAGGAAGCCTCTGATAGAAAGGATGCTGATAAAACCCATACCGATAATATTGCTGCTCTTACTCAGCGAGTTTCGGATTTGGCTTTATCAATCCAGGATGCTATCAATACGGTTAAGAATGAATTAACTGCCCAGGTAAATGCCAATACTACGGCAATTGCTACTAACCAAGCAAATATCACAAAGAACTCTGAGGCAATTACTGCCATGAATAAAACCATTGCCGATAACTACAAGGAAGTTAAAGATATGGTTAACGAGGAAATTGTGGACCGTACTAATGGCGATAGCAATTTAAGTTCTCGTATTGATACAACCAATATGGCTCTGGGTACAGAAACAGCAGAACGTAAGGCAGCAGACCAAATCCTTCAAGTAAATTTGGATAAGGAAGTTGGAGACCGTAAGTCTGCAGATACTGCCCTTGAAACTAAAATTGAAGGTCAGATATCTAACTTAAGCCAACAGACTTCTTCAGAAATTACTCGAGTAGAAGGTAAGGTTACTCAAGAAGTTAAAGACCGGGAAGCTGCAGATAAAACATTAAGCGACCGAATTGATTCCTTGGAAACAGGTTCTACTGAAAGCTTAAATGAAATCAAAGCAAAGGTAGATGCTAATACGGTAGCAATTACTACTGAGAAAGACCGAGCAACCGCTAGAGAGAATGCTATACAGGCCAATTTGGATACTGCAATAGCAAATCATAAAGACGAAGTAAATGGTTTATCTAAGGATATATCTGATGAAGCCAATACTCGTTTAGCCGGAGATACTGCTCTTCAGGTAAATATTGATAAAGAGGTTGCTGACAGAAAGAATGCCGATACCCTATTAGAGAATAAGATTGCTCAGGAAGTATCAGACCGTACAACTGCTATCCAGGCAATTGAATCTAAGAAGGTAGATAAGGTAGATGGTAAAGTACTTTCTTCAAATGACTTTACCGATATTCTTCTGATGAAATTAAATGGTATAGCTGAACATGCTAACTATATCACAAAGGTTTCTGAACTTCTGAATGATTCAGGATTCCAAACAGAAGCAGAGGTAGAAGCTGCAATTCAGAAAATCATTGGTTCTGCTCCCGGTGTATTGGATACACTTGAAGAAATTGCTAAAGCTCTTGGTGATGACCCCAACTTCGCAACAACCATGACTCAGAAGTTAAATGAGTTAACTACGAAGATTGAGACAGAAACCGAAAAACGAGTTGAAGGTGATGAAGCTTTGGATACTAAGCTTACTACTCTGAGTACTACTCTGAATAAGACGGTAGAGGATTTAAGAACTTATGTTACTGAAACTCGTACTGAATTATTGGCAAGGGCAAATAACCAAGATGCTCTTATCAATCAGAACTCGGCTAATATTCAGAGAAACTTGGAATTAATCCAAGGTATTCAGGATAATACCTCTGGCTCTTACTTGGAAGTTAAGGCTTTGCTTGAAACCGAAATTGCTGCTCGTAAGGCAGAAGATATTCGATTAGAAGCCAAGATTGATAAGAACTCTACCGATTTAGCAACTGAAGCAGAAGAAAGAAAAGCTGCTGATAAGGCTCTCCAAGATGCCTTGGATGCAGAAGAAGCTGCAAGAACTGCTGCTGATGCTGCCCTTGGAGTTCGTATTGATACCGAGATTGCTGAAAGAAAAGCTGCTGATAAAACCTTGCAAGATAATATTGATGCGGAGGAAACTGCTCGTACAGAAGCAGATACTGCATTGGGTGCAAGGATTGATAAAGAAATCCAAGACCGTACAAATGCTGACAATGCTTTGGGCACTCGTATTGATGATGAGGAAGATGCAAGGGAAGCTGCTGATACACAGTTACAAACGAATATCACTGCTGAGGAAACTGCTCGTAAGGCTGCTGATAAAACCTTGCAAGATAATATTGATGCAACCAATGCACATACCATTAATACTCATCGTTTGGATTCAAACCCAGTACTTAATGGTACAGATATTAAATTGGACGGTTATTCTGAAAATGAGGGTACTACCGTTGCAGACTTGGCAATCAAGGCTACAGATACTACATCTCGGGCTTTCGGTAAAGTTCAAAAACGTATCAATGTAGACAAGTCAGAAACCGATACTAAGATTAACAAAGTAAAAACAGCTGTTGGTCTTACCGATAATTTGGGATTACCTGGACTTGATGATACTAATTATCTGGCTGGTTCAGAGAATCTTATATCGGCAGTTAAAGAGTTGGATAATCAGATTAAGTCTTCTTCGGATGATGATGGTGCCGAGTTAGCTCGTATTGAAGCTAAAATAGATAAAGAAGTTCAGGACAGAACTGCAGCCGATACAGCATTAAAGAATGAACTTAACGGTAATATCAATACCGCTAAATCCGAACTTCAGGATAATATCGATGCCGAAGAAACTGCTCGTATTGCTGCCGACGAAGCTTTGGATACTAAGCTTACTACGGCAATCAATAAAGAAGTATCAGACCGTAAAGCTGCAGACACGGCTCTGAAAGAAGAACTCACGGCAGCAATCAATAAAGAAGTATCAGACCGTACAACAGCCGATAATACTCTAAATACTAAGATTGATAAGGAGATATCCAATAGAACTGCAGCTGATACCACTCTGAAAACGGAACTCACTGAGGATATCAATGATGTATTAGCTGCTCTGAATGCTTTCAAGGCAACTAAAGCTCAGGCTAATGGTTTAGCATCTCTGGATGAAAACGGTAAAGTACCTGCAGGTCAACTACCTTCTTATGTAGATGATGTAATTGATGTATATGCTACATATGATGTATCAGATACTAATGAGGTAACTAACATCAAACTGTATACTGATGAAAATCATACTACTGCAGTAGTTGGAGAAGCTGGTAAATCTTATAATGATATTACCCCAGACCATCCCGGATATCAATTCCGTTGGTCAGGTACTACTTGGGTACAGATCGTTTCTGGTGGATTAATTATCGGTGAAATCACTGGTACTGCCTTTGATGGTGCTAAAGGTAAAGCTCTTGAGGCCGTAGCTAACGGGTTACCAATAAATTCTGTATCATCATTGGCTAGATTTGAGGCTAATGGTAATAATGTAAACTTACTTTACGATTCAGCTTCTAAAGGTAATGGTAATATCTATAAGGCTAATCCATCTTCTTCTATTAGTATACCAGCAGTTACTACTACTAAGGCCGGTGTTATGACTGCCGCAGATAAGGTAAAACTTGATACTACCTTACCAAAACAAATCTCAGATGAGGTTGCTGCAAGAACGGCTGCCGATGAGGCAATCAGGGGAGAATTGGCTGATGATATTGCTCAAGAGGTATTGGATAGAGATGCTGCTATTAAAGTTGCTAAAGATGCACTCCAGGCAAGTATCACTAAGGAAGTTACAGACCGTACCAATGCAGATGCTACTCTGAAGACTACTCTGGAAAAAGCTATTGCTGATGCTAAGACAGAACTGGAAACAGCAGATACTACTCTCCAGAATAATATCACTAAAGAAGTCAATGACAGAAAAGGTGAGATTACCCGAATAGAAGGATTAATTTCAGATGAAGCTGCCACAAGAGCTCAGGCAGATACTACTGTAAATGCCAAAGTAGATTCTCATATCGGTAATAAATCTAATCCTCATGGAGTAACTAAAGCTCAAGTGGGATTGGGTAATGTTAACAATACATCAGATGCAGATAAACCAGTATCTACTGCTCAAGCTACGGCTATTGCAGATGCCAAGGCTGCAGGTACCAATGCTCAAACCAATCTTACTACTCACATGCAGAACATGAGTAATCCTCATGGAGTAACAAGAGACCAGTTGGGATTGGGTACTACTGCTGAGATTATCTTTAAGAAGGTATCTGCTCCTTCTGGTTTATGGAAAGAATCTGACGAAAGACTTAAGACTTTCATTAAACCATTGGAACATACTCTCGATGAAATCTGCTCTATACCTACGGATTCATTTATGATTCGAGGTAATCATGATATAGGTACAATTGCTCAGACAATCGAAAAACATTTCCCAGAATTAGTTTCTGAGAATACGGTTAAACCTGAAACAGTCCCTAATCCGGATGCCTTTGAAAAGGTAGAAAAGGATGGAGAAACCTATATCCTGGTTAAAGAGGTAGATTATTCTAAGATGTCAGTATTGGCAATCGAAGGTATCAAACTTCTGAAAGCCGAGATTGATGAATTAAGAGAAAAACTTTTGTTCACAAACTTAGATTAATATGGGTGAGATAGCAACATGGAGTGCTGTCAAAACTAAAGTAGGCCTTGGTAAGGATTCAAATGAATGCCCTACCAAGGCTGAATTGTTGGCACTCTCTCCTACAGGAACAGGAGAAAATTACGTTGGCTTGGAATTAACCAATGCCAGTTCCTACGGAAACAATGAAACTGTACAACTCTCGGATATTCATAAGGTAACTTATAAGTATGTATTTACCGTTGAAAATCCAACTTTAACCTTTACTCCTGCAGGTGGAGTACCTACTCCCTCAAGTGCAAATATAGCATCTACCCGGGAGAAAGTATTAGATGGAGTAGCTACTGGTATTATTGAACATCGGGGTTATGGTTATCCTGCTTTACCAGCTTGGCTTACATTAATTGTAGATTTAGGTTATAGAGCTACGGAAAACACGGATACTTCGGAGAGAGAGTTTACTCATACTTTAACTCAGCAGGATTCGGGTAAACAGTTAACCATTACTCTTACTCAAGCTGCAGGAGTTGAAACTTGGGAATATACCTTTTCAGTTCAGAACCCTAATTTAAGTTATTCGGCTTTAGGAGGTTCTGCAACTCCCGAAATAGCAGGGTATAATTCCTTTAAGCAAAGGTATATAAATGGTAAACCAGTAGGTACTCAGGTATATGTAGGTTTTTCATCTCCTGCTTTACCAGCTTGGATATTTATGGATGACGAGAATCACTATACTGCTTTAGAGAATAAATCAGAAAACTCTCGTTCTCAAGTATTTACCAGTACTCAGAATGAATCTGGTAAAAAAGTAACAGTAACCTTTACTCAAGCAGCAGGAGTAAAAACCTATGGTACACCTACTGTATATTTAGGAAGCATTGCAGATATCCCTGCATCAGGAGGAACTGCAGCTACCCCTACTTATACCTATTCTCAACTTTGGGGATGGAATGGTAAAACCAATGATGGTGGTACTATAAGTTCTGGAGCTTCAGTAGTATGGTCTGAGAATATCTCAGGTTCTAATCTTGGTACAACTACAAAGGCAAGAACTAAATTGGGAAGCCGTACATTAACCGTTACTCTTAATGGTAAATCTGGTAGTGCCTCAATCGATATATATCAGGCAGAGAATAAGATTACCAATACTAGTCAAGGTACATGGGTAGTTTCCATTTCTGCAAACCCAAGTACCTTTACCGAACAAGGTGGTACATCACAAATCTCTGCAAGTGCAAGGGCACCAAGAACTAATCATTGGTCTTCAGGTGCAACTAATGCAGCATCAGATGCTATTGGTACTCCTACACTTAGTATACCTACGGCTAGTACAGGATTTAGTTTATCTGGTACTACTTTGACCGTTGCAGAAAACACAACTGCAAATCAAAGGAGTGTAGTAGTAAGGGCAACTATGGACACTGTCTATAAAGAAGTTACGGTAACTCAAAGTTCATATCTAGTAGAATGGAGATATACATTAACTACTTCTACTCCAACGTTAAACTTTGATGCCCTTGGTACAACTAAATCTGGGACAATTAGTAGTTATCGTGAAAAATATATTAATGGTTCTTTAGTAGAAGGTTCACATGAAGGTGTTAATATCCAAGTTAAATCCACTTCTGCTGAAATACAAAGTGCTACTGCTGCTGTGGCTATTACCATGAAAGAGAATACCACAACCCAAGCAAGAACTGGTACTGTAGTATATGAGCAGGTGGGTTCAGGCAAAACCGTAACCATTACTTGTAGTCAGGCCGCAGGTACTGTATCTACAAGGGACGTACTTGAGGTAGTAGATAATTTTGGTGATTCACCTGCTGTAGGAGGAAGTATTTTTGGTTTGGTTAAGTCGGGATATTATGATGTAATTAATGGTAAGGATTCTACTTGGCATAATGTTACACCAACTCTAAAATCCAAATCTTCATACATTACCAATGTAGAAATTACCAAAGCTTCTGGAGATGGTTATAATATAGGAATTACTCTGTCTGAAAATACTTCTGAATCTTCTCGTAGAGCAAGTCTTACTTTAACCTATGGTGGCAAGGAAGCAAATATGGCAACTACTCAAGCAGGTGCTAGTGTTGCTTGGTCTTATGAACTAAAGGTAAATAACGGTACTCAAGATTTAAATCAACAAGTGCCTGCTAAGCCTAGTGGTACTTACTCTTTTACCATAAGTAGTAAAAGGTATAAGATTGTTAACGGTTCTGTTACAAGTCAAAGTGAAGATACTACTTGGACTACGTCTATACCGGGTTCTCCAAGTTGGATTCATGTAGAAGAGCAATCTAATACACTCATAGTAACCGTAGATGAGAATACAACTACTAGTCAAAGAAGTGCAGATATCGTTATATTTCAAACTGGTAGTAGTGATACTTCGATAACTTTGACAGTTGAACAACAAGCTGCAAGTATTACTACTAGGAGTTATATCAATTATGTAGAACCAATTCCAGATGGAATGTTTTCGGCTTTAGCTCAGAGTATAACTGTTACACTTCAATCTTATAGGGAAACCTTAATCAATGGTAAAGTAACGAGTAAAGTTGCTGTTCAACCTGATTTTGATTTGGATTCTACCGTTACCGATTGGGCTTCTGTAGATTTAATTGGTGGTAATCCTACCAATTATGAATATGATTTTAAGGTTTCTGTAAAAGAAAATACTACTAATCAAACTCGGTCTGGTAGTGTAATGTTTTATAATGGTACTGCTGAAGTAGAAAATGGTTGGGCATTTACCCAAGATGCTGCAACAATCTCTACACGGTATGAAATATCTTGGACTGCAAACTATAGTAATGGTACAGTAGAAGAAAACGTAACAGAAGTTGAATTAGAAGGTACTACGGGTATGGAAAATTCTGTAAGGATGGATTTACACATACTAGAATATACTTCTATCAATGGAGTAGAGGGTACTCCTACTTCTTGGGATTCTAGAGCCATAGCTGAAAACAACTCGGCAATAGTTTCACCCAGTGGTCAGGTATCTGCTACTCTACAATCGGATTCTGAAAATGCTTTTATAGGTATTACTAATTCTGTACAGAACTTAGCCGAATACTCTCGTACTCATATCATAACTTTATATAACCCTAAAGTTGTAATTAATGGTAAAGAGGTAGGGACAGTACCCACTATTACCCTACTAGTAAACCCAATACCATATACTAGAGTTTTTGAATTTGGTTGGAAACAAGAAGGAAGTACCATTACTAATATTACTCTAGAGGGTGATATCTATGGTAGTAGTGCAGGTAGTAGGGATATTATATCTTATGTAAGTCTACGAAGGAATAACGTAGAGTTTACCAAGAAGTACGTCAAACCTACACTCATACCACCTTCTGAAGATTGGTTGCAGGTTATTGATAATGGACAGAACTCGGATAACTCCTATAATTGGGCTTTCAGGGCACTAACCAATAACGAAGGAGATTCTGCAAGAAATCTGCAAGTTAGATTTGAACAACCTGGTAACGTTAATCAATCTTTATATGCTTATGTTAGCCAAGACCCCATGGATGAAGGTTATTTAGTGGGAAGGGTAAATAATAATGGACCTAGAGCTATCAGATTAAACACTGTTAAGGATGATCAATTTTCAGGGAATATTGAGGTTCAAGCAGGTAATTTCCATGGCTTAGGTACTTTAGCTCAAGATGCCATTACTATTGAAGTTAATGTATCTGTAGCAGGTACAGATAGTAGTACTTATACTCAACAAGTAGAATTAAGTAACTTAAGATTTAGTGAAAGCGGTAGACCTGTAACTGTCAGTAATGACCCAAATCGAAATACTGATTATGAATATTCATGGGAATTATGTTCTAATGCCAATGTTCCTGCTAGTTTTACAGTAAATATCAGTATGCTATCAAGTGATGGAGATAATGATGATGGTATTCGTTTAGATATAATAAAAAAGAATACTGCTGTTTTCCCCATTGGGACTTTAATTGGTGATTTAATTTTAACTCCTAAAGACCCGACTAAGTTACCTACATTACTTTGTGCTGTGTATCATAGATATTTCAATTAATCCTTGATAATACGATACTATAGTATTATTAATGTATATGGCCATATACGAATAACTTTAAAAATCAAATTTATGTTTAACAACCTAAAACTCAAAAACTGTGGGAGTAGAAGTTAAATCTGGTGGTGAGGGCGTAATCGTCGCTGACCGCGGTTGTAATGATGGTTGCTGTTGTAATGGACACAATTCAGGCTGGGGCTCCGGTTGGGGTGCAGTCGGTGGTGCATTGGTAGGTGGTGGCTTTGGTGCTGCTGCAGTGTCTGTATGGGACAAAATCAATGACACTAAAGCTGATATTCAGAAAGTAGAGTCTACTGTTCAGGAAGCAAAGGCAGGTATCTATAAAGATATTTCTGATGCTGCCAGAGGAGTAACTCAGGAAATCAGCGGAGTTGCAAAAGATGTTGCTGGTGTTGGTAGAGAAATCCTTAACAATCGTTTCACAACGGAAAGAGGACTTTGTGATTTGGGATACAAAACCAATTCCGATATCCGGGATTCTCGTGACCAAATGGGAGCAGGCTTCAATCGTGTTATGGACCGTCTTTGCCATATGGAACATGAACAACAGAATTGCTGCTGCGAAACTAAAGGTTTGATTAAAGAAGTGAAGTCCGAATTGGCTCTTCAACTTGAACGTTGCTGCTGTGACCTCAAGAATGGCCAACAGGAAATCAAGTGTCTTATCGAGAACACTGCTAAAGACCAGGAAATTGCCCGTCTCAACAGAGTAGTAGATGCTCAGAGAGACCAGAACATTATCCAGTCAGTAGTTGCAGCTCTTAAGACTATATCCACAACCCCGGCTTAATAATGACCGTCGTCATTACGTAAGCCAGATTAGGAAGGAGTGCATCTTACATAGGTGTACTCCTTTTTTCGTTTATACCCACCTAAAGATAAAACGATATGGAAAGTGAAGAGATTAAGAAAGAACCAACCAATGGAAATCAACTAAAAGATTTTACTATTCAACTTACATTGCCTGCTCCCAATGCAGAGATAGCAAAGGAAGTAGCAAATAAAGCACAGTCACTCATTGACCAATTTGGATACTATCAATTCTTAAACCTGGTAGACTTTATGCAAAGGAATCCAGGTGCAGTATCATTTGGTTTAAACTTAATTAATAAAAGATGAACATGGAAGATTTGATTTTTTCTAAATTGCAGAAAGGTGATACCATATACACCTTAGAGAGAGACAGACGTTCTGGGTATCCAATCTTTGATAAGGCCCAAGTATTAAAAGTAGGTGAAAGCAAACCTAGAGCCACTGGCCCAGATGGAAGCTTTGCCGCAAATACAGAAATCGTTATTCAAGATTCTGTATCCTCTTTGACAATATACCTTCCTACAGATGCTGCAGAAGGTATTTATAATAATGTTTATTACACTACCGACTTACGCAATATCGTAAACGAAGTAAATATCCAAAGGACTACTGCTGTAAATATTCTCAATAACCGAGAGAAATATGAGGCAGTAGTTACTGAATGTGATAATATCTTTCATACAATCGAGGGTATGCTAACTCCTCAACAACAACCAGCTCCGGCTTATAAGCAAGAAGAGTTCGAGGCTTTTAAAACCGAAGTAGCAGAGAAGTTATCCATGCAACAAGATATTCTTATGAAGATTGCCAGTGAGTTGGGATTAAATAAGAATAAAGATGGCAAGCAGAAAGGTTAACATAAACCTCTCGAATAATCTATGTGATATTCAGATTTATGTAGACCCTGTTAAACAACGTCAGGCTGAGAGGTTGATTGCCAAGACTCCAAGTATCATGAAGCTCGGATACGAGTTAGGTACTAGAAAGTTTGGCAATCAACTTCTTCGTATAGTAAGGCGTAGTTTAAATAATGGTCTACCTCCACCTGGTTCCAAAGTTTCTTGGCCTCCTCATGCTACTGCTACTCTTAAGAAGTATGGAGCACATACATTATTAAACCTTACTGGTCAATATGCAAGGTCAGTTACAATGGTAACTCAGAAAGATAGAACCTTTGTTGGTCTTCCTCCAGGATTAAGGAAGATAACATACTCTGGTAGAACTTCTCGAAAAACACTTAATCAAATTGCTATCATGTTGGAATATGGTAGTAGAGATGGTAATCTTCCACCACGTCCTTTATGGCAACCAGCTTTCGAAGCTGCAGGTGGAAACAAGGTTTTAGAGAAAGAGATACGAAATCAATTAAGAAAAGAACTCAGAAAATATACAAAGTAATGGCAGATTTTAAAGCAGATAAAACATCTGGTACTGGTCCTGCACTCGTAATGGTACATCCGTTAAAAGTGAATGATACAGAAGCAGATAAAAAAGCCATCCTTACCATTACAGTTAATGGAGTACCTAAGACTGTAAATCTTATTCAAAAGAAAGGCAGCCTTAACTACGAATACAAGTTAGAAGTAGATAAGGAAGCCATAAACATATTGGGTAAGGGTGGCTCTGATACTTTGGCAATCACTTCTCAACGTAGAGAAATGATTAATGGTACACCCCAAGGAGATTGGGAAAATGTAGAGGTTACGGCAGGATTCCTAGAAGAACCACCATTTACTGCTGGACTAAGATTTACAGATAATGAAGAAAAGACTCTAGAGGTATCCATTACTTCTAAGAATACTACTGAACAACTTCTTAGTGGAACTCTAACTATCAAGCAAGTGGGTGGTTTAACTAAAACTGTAACGGTAACTCAGACAGCTGGAGAAATATCTTATAGATATCGTGTAGACCCTCCCAATATTAATCTGAGTGTACCTAAAGACCAAGGTCCTAATGCTTGGGAAGGTTCAGCAGGTTTTACCATGACTGGTTATAGAGCTAAGCTAATCGAAGGAACCCAAGTTTCAGAGGAGCTTATGGGATTTAAAATACCTTCAATTGGTGAAACTAAAAGTTCAAACAATGGTGGTAGTGGTATTAATACCTATACATGGTTTAGTAACTATGGTAGTATAGCTAATACTTACCAGGGTAGTTTTAGTGCTACCTGTCATATGAGGAAAGATGCAGATATCTTTTTCAAGGCTACAGCCATAAATTGGGAATGCGTATTTAGTGATGGTGGTACTTATACTATGAGTACCCTGCTAATGATTCAACTTATATAATATGGTAAATACAGAAGAAATCGTAGAAAGAACCTTTTATATTTGCCTATTACAAACAGCACTTAAGAAAGGTTTAACTCTTAACCCCGAAGATTACTTACCTTTATCACAGGAGAATGAAAAGAGATTCCAGGCAGATAAAGATGCTATGCCTAAATTCATTCCTATATTTGGTATAGGTAATAATCAGGTTAAGGGTGCAAAGACATGCCCTAGAATTACCATTGAACTGCAAGGATTCTATAATGGTGATATAGGTGTTAACAAATATATCATTGGTGATAAGCTAGAAGGTGGGAATTACCAAGCATCTGAATTCTCCTATGAAACAAAGGATATAACTCTAGATATTCACCTGGTATCTAATACTCAAGCCGATATGAGGTTACTTCATAGTATTATGTATGAAGCATTACCTTCTCGAGGATACGTAAGACCTTATTATAATAACTTAGAAGAATGGGAAGATGGTCGGGTAGCACCAACAGGAAACTTATTTATAGAGATAGGTAATTACTATGACCACCCAGATGAGAGTCATGGTCTACTTGAAAAAGTATATCAGTACACTTGTAAGGATGGGATTTTACCCGAGAAGCTTGCTGAAGAAGGTGAACTTGTACCAATTCAAGACATCTCAGTATTGATTGGACTAACCGAAAAGCAAGAATCAGATTTACTTAACCTTAACGTAAAATAGCTCAATACTAGAGGGTATTAAATAAATGAGTAATTAACTTAATTAGTATAAATATGCCTAATTCACCATCTGTAAATTTCGAGTTTAAGAACGAAAATGTTCTTCAAACTACTCCTATGTTAGGAGTTTCATGTGTATTGGCTAGAACTACTAAAGGTCCTTATGATGACCCGTCAGAACTCATCCAATCTTTCTCTCAATTCCAAAGAGTCTTTGGTTCTGAGATAGTACCAGATGGTTCTGTATCAAACATCGAAAAGGCTTTCAATGGTGGTTCTAAGCTTCGTATTATTCGTGTACTTGGTAAGGGTGCAACCAAAGGTGTAGTATCTGCTGCAACAAGAGCTAAAGCTGCATCTGCTCCTAAGGCTGCTGAAGACGGTTCTCCGGTAGTAGCTTCTGCAACTCCAGAGGAACCCACGGCTTCTACTCTTTTCAAGTTTACTTCTGGTTCAGTTGCTGTTGGCTTTGGTTTGGTAACTAAAGGATATGGAGACCCAGTTGGTAGTGCTGAAACTTTCTCTGTGAATATTTACAAACAGGCTAACACGGTTTACTATCAAGTAATTAGTGCTAATGGCCAGGTACTTGAACAAGGTCCAGTAGTAACCTACAAAACGGCAGATGATAACAATGATACTTCTGTAGATTACCTTGCTCTGAGTGCATTTGCAAAGAACTCAGAATACATCGTTCCGGTATTAACCGAAAAGACAGAGAACATTAAATCTTGGAACAACTTCATCAAATGGTTAACTGATGATGTAGATGGGACAAGAAACCCAATTGATATTAAACTCAATGGTGCTGCTATCACTGCCGATGGAGTAAAATTGAATGGTACAATTGGTAGTGCCGGTAGTACTCCTACGGCAGACGAATGGATTGCTTCTCTGGAATTCGTTAAGGATTATGTAGATGTATATCAAATCTTCTGTTCACACATTGACCAACATCTTGAAGCCTCTGCTGATGTACTTAAAGTACACAAGGCTGCAGTAGATATGGTTAAAGAACTGCAAGAATATACCTACTACATTGAAGTACCAAAATATACTACTCACTATACTCAGGGTGACCAACCAAGAGACTTGAAATCAATCATCACTTGGATTCAGACTTGCCTTGGTACTGTAGGTAACAGTAAGTATGTTGCTTACTTTGGTGGTGGTATTAAATACTATAATGCCGACGGTAACTTGGTAGATTCAGATGTTCTTGGTACCATTGCAGGATTAGGAGATGCTTCTGCTTCTCAGTTTGGACCTTGGAAATCATTTGCTGGTATGAATCGGGGCATTATCTATGATGGTAATGGTCCAGTATGCCCAAATTATGGTTCTCCTTCAAGAACTAAGGAACTCAATGAGTTAGCACAGAATTATGCAAATATAATCTGTATCAAAGATGTTCCTAACCAAGGTAAACAAACTTTGCTGTGGCATTGTTTTTCTTCTCAGGTAAAACAGGATTCAGAAAGATTCCTTGCAATTGTAAGATTGAATCTGTATCTCAAAAAGAATCTTAGACCTATTCTAGAAAAGTATTTGGAAGAACCAAATATCTGGAACACTTGGAATAAGATTTATCTAGAAGTTAAACCAATGCTGGATAACTTGGTAGATGAAGATGCCATGTCTGAATACACCTGGATGGGTGACCAAGACGCTAACTCGTACAATGACTTATCGGTTAACAATGAAGCCGATGTTCGTCAAGGTAAATACAAAGCAATCCTGAAATTCAAGGATATCGTTCCGATGCAAGAAATCACTATGGGCATCTATATTGACCAGGCATCCAAGTCCGTATCTGTTCAGGACGTTAACGAATAAAATTAAGAAAACATGGGAGCAAAAGTAAAAAATCCGAGAAAGAAATTCCTTTGGAGTATCACTTTCCCTAAGCATCCTATCAATACCTATCTGTTCCAAACTTGTACTTTGCCAGATATTGAGATTGACCAGGTTGCTCATGGAGACGTTAACCGGGACGTTAAAACTGCCGGTAGAGTTACAGTAGGTAACTTAGTAGTAGGGAAGTTATTAACTACTGCAGGTTCAGATACATGGCTTCATGACTGGCTCTATTCATGCCAGGATATGATTGCAGGTGGTGGATTGGTACCAAGCCAATACTGGGAAAATGTAATCGTAAATGAACTTGCCGAAGATGGAGTTTCCGTACTTAACACCCACCTCTTCGAAGAGGTATGGCCATGTAAGATTACAGGTTTAGACCTGGACCGAATGGCTTCAGAAAACACAATCGAAAGTATCGAATTCTCAGTAGGTACTGCCGATAAGTATTAAAAGCTTAGTCTATTTTCAACTAAGATTTTTTAGGTGGAGGGGTGGGATTCCTAGAAAGGGCTCACCCCTTTCTTGTTGTTATATCAGATACTATGGATTTAAGTAACCAATTAAAATAAAGAAATATGGAATTTAGAACTTGTGAATTTACAGCACCATCCGGATTCAAGTATTCAATCCGTGAACAGAATGGAGCAGATGAGGATATCTTATCAAATCCCATGGATTCTAAGAATCTTATGAACCTTACCAAGTTTATTCAGGCAATTGTAGTAGATACAGACTTCACTCCTAACCGAAGACTTACGGTAGAGGATGCAGACCGTATCCCTTTGAATGACCGGTACCACATTATCTTCATGTCAAGAATTTTCTCACTCGGTGAAGAAGTAGAATTTGAATATAATTGGGGCCAGAATGGTGGGCTAGTAACTTATGGGCAATCACTTCGAGAAATGGTATTTGAGGATTATGGAACATTACCTACCGAAAAAGAGATGGATGAAAAACCCAATGCTATTCCTTATTATCCAGAGCAGAAGAAACTCGTAGATTACGAAGTAGTATTATCTTCTGGTAAACAAGTTATGTTTGACTTGATGACCGGTGCAGGAGAACGTTGGTTGGTTATGTTACCTATAGAAAAACAAACCAAGAGTGCTGGCTTGATGGCAAGAAACCTAAGATTACTGGTAGATAACAAATGGGAAAAGGTAGAAAACTTCTCTCTCTTTTCAGTAAGGGATATGGCTGAAATTCGTAAGGCAGTATTTGCCTATGACCCAGTATTCAGCGGTAATACAGAAGTAGAAAATCCTACTACTGGAGAAAAGGCTGAATACCCAGTTATGCTATCATCATCTTTTTTCTACCTGACGGAAGCGTAGACCACCCGGGTACATTCACTTATATATGTAGAGCTGAGATAGTCCTTGATTATCTCAGCTTTTTGCGTCTTCCGTATCGAGAAAGAAAAAGATTTAAAGACTTAGCCGATGAATATTATGATAACCTAAAAAAGATTAAAAATAAATGATAAACAGTAGAAGCTTAGTTGAGGTCGGTGTTGCAATGGTATTAAAAGACCGATTCTCCAATGAAGCAGGCAGGATATCTAATTCATTCAGAACAATGATGAATGATATGAATACCTGGAATAGAGGTATTCAAATGTCTGCTGCTAATGCTTTTGATTTTGGAAAAGAATTGGTTGGTGGTATGGCTAAAGCCTACCAATATTCTGCAGGAGTATACGACCAAGTATTCTTAGCTTCTAAGATGTCTGGAGCAAATGCTGCTCAACAGGCAAGGCTAATGCAGGTTGCTAAGGAGGTCAACGAGGTAACACCTCTTACAGCAAAAGATATTGCATCAGGAGAAAGGTACTTGGCAATGGCCGGTAACAATGTAGAGCAAATCGAAAAAATGATTGGCCCTGCAGCTAAACTGGCTTCTATCTTTAGTATGCCTCTTGGAGAGAAAGGTGGAGTTGCTGACTTGATGACTAACATCATGCAGACCTTCAATATACCTTCTCAAAATGCTACTCAGGTAGTAGACCAATTGGCAACTGCAGTAACTTCTGCAAATATATCATTAACCGACCTTGCACAATCTTTCCAATATTCAGGAGCCGAATTTAGAAATGCCAAAATCAGTATGGGTGATGCAGCTGCAGCAATTGGAGTACTCGGTAATCAGGGTATCCAAGCTTCATCTGCAGGTACTGCATTGGCAAATATGATGCGCTATTTAACACTTTCCGTAACCGGGCAGAAAAAAGCAGGTAGTACTATGCTAAAATCTTTAGGTATAGACCCGGCTTCTCTAGTGGATTCCCAAGGAAACCTTTTAAGGTTAGATAAGATTATAACCATGCTGGGAGATAAACTTAGAGGTAGAAGAGGTATAGATATATCTTCTGCTTTGTTTAATATCTTCGGAGTTCGAGGTACCAGAGCTGCATCTGCTTTACTCCAGGACTATTGGTCGGGTACTAATAAGCTTACCGAACTCATGGATAAGGTAAACTCGGCAAAAGGTACAGTAGAAGGTTTAACCCAAGAAAGATTACAAACTCCTGCAGGTATTATCGAACAGTTTAAATCAAACTGGGAGAACTTTATAGTAACTGCAGGTTCTACCCTAGCCCAGGTATTTAGTCCTATCTTAAAACTCGGTTCAGGTTTACTTAAGATAATCAATGATATCCAAGAAACCTGGGCTGGTAAATTCCTAGTAAAGGTAGTTGCTACTGGAGCAATCGTTGGTACAATCTATCAAGGTTTTAAATTCATATCAGGTACTATTCGAATGATTAGTACATTTCAAGCTTTAGCTACGGCAGAGACCGAAGGTATGGCTTCAGGTATGACTAAAACCAATGTTCAAGCTTCGATTCTTGAAGGTCATCTTAGAAATATATCTGCAATGATGATGAGGATGACTGCCTTACAGATGGCTCCAGGTAAATTCTTTGCATTACCCATGGGAGGTACTGTAGGTAAAATGAAGAATGGTAGAATAGCTGCTAGAGGTGCTGATGGTAAATTTATATCTATGGCTGGCCTTGCTGGTGCAGGAGCTGCAAGTTCTATGGCAACTAATACGGCTAAGACTGTAGGTCAGCAGGTAGTTAAGAAAGGTGCTATCAGAGGTGCTGCAGGATTCTTAGGTGGTAGACTTCTGGGATTCTTAGGAGGACCAGTAGGATTAGCTTTATCTATAGGTATACCTTTACTTATAGATGTAATCGGAGGTCTTACAAGTTCGGTAGATAAAAATACTGAAGCTCTAAACTCAGAGGAAAGCAAAGCTTCCATTCAAGAAAGAAACCAACAGGCTTTTGTGGATGCAGTTAGGTCTGCAATCAGGGATGGCTTCAAGGATTCAAGAATCAATATCTCAGTAGATGGAGAACCTGCTGGAGACTTTGCTCCTGGAGGCCAACAAGATTTTACTGGTATATCTTTAGGATTAAACTAAACAATCATGGCAAGAATATTAAATCAAATAGCAGGTGGGGTTGTTGAAAAATACAATGACCTCACCAGAGATTCTGCAGGAGTTCTTACTGGTCCTCTGAATAAGCTTTGGAGAGCAAGAATTTATCTCCATAGAGCAACTTCTACATTGCCTAAAGATACTGCAGATAAAGGGAAGGTATATGACCCTAATAACCCATTTGGACCAAGAGCTAGTTCAAAGAATCCTAAGTTAAATCAAAGGATTCAGGCTCAATATCGAATGGAATTAAAACATCAAATAGAAGGTGGAGTTCCATTTGGATACGAAGAAATGGACCCGGCTAAAGGCCAGAATGTTACGAAGAATAAAGAACTCTTCTTGGTAATGCCAGAAGTAAGAAACATGAATCAGGTAGTGATTTATAATCTTACAGCTAGCCCCTATCAATATATCACTCTTCAGAACAGACCACCTTCAATTGATTTCCGAGGAGAAACTACTTGGGCAACGATTAAATCAATGGGACGTAATACTCCCATGTACCATTATACTGGTAGTGAAGATATAATTCAATTCAATGTATCTTGGTTCTGTAATGACCCAGATAATCCAAAAGAGGTAATTACTAAATGCCGATTATTGGAAATGTGGACTAAGGCAAACTCTTATCAAGCAAGCCCCCCGATTTTAAAAATCGAGTGGGGTAGTTCTGGTATATTCGATAATCATCAGTACATTCTTACATCTGCAACCTATACCCTGAATAATTTCAGAAATGCTTCAAGGACTCGAGTAGCAGGTAAGTCATGTACAATTGAGGATTTAAAGTTATTGCCTGCAGCTGCAACTCAGGAATTAATCTTCAAAAGAGTAAGTGCTTATAACTTATCTTATCAGGATATTGTAACTGAAGAAGACTTAAAGAATACGAAAGGGATACAGATATGATAGACTTAAATCAATACATGACAGGAGCTAGCCCCTATGATGGGGCAGTAGCTCTTAAATATGATGAGGGTGATTATTCTTTGGAGGTAACCCCACCTTTAGTTCCCAATACAAGTAACGATAAGCAACATACAGTAATGGATGGAGAAACCCTACAGAACATTGCTTATCGTTACTATGGTGATTCTGGGAAATGGTATTTAATAGCTGAGGCTAATAATATCTTAAACCCTCTTGCAGAACTCGAACCTTATCAATTAATACGGATACCAATGTATGGCAACTAAGAAACCTAATCAACCAATTCTTTATAATGGAACAGCAACACCTTATATGGCACTGTTCGATTCTGGAGGTATGCCCATAATGAATGCAATTACAGGCATACCTCTTGGCGCTTATATAAGTAATTGGAGCTACAAATATGATGAGGAAAAGGAGAACTTAGCAACCATTACATTTGATACTGGAGACCCAGATACAGTAGATATCCCAGAACTCCAGGAAAGCTCTATTATTTATCTTCAGTGGGGATACATATACCCAGATGGTCAATTTATCTCTAGCCCAGTACGAAGTATTAAGGTAAGAGATTTGGATTGTGTATTCGATTCTACTGGAACTCATGTGACATTAAAGTGTATAGATACAGTTGGAGATTTAAGATTCCAACCACCTTATACACATTCAGATTTATCAGAGTATAGCCTATCTAATTTTTTAGATAATGGTTGTAACAATGACATCGGTGTAATCATAGAAATATTTCAGTAATGGCTAAACAAGTAATAAGTAATAAAGTCTATGAGTCACTACAGGTCCCGACAGAACAAAGTCGAAATACTGTTGGAAAGATACTTTACGCTAATAGCTTTAGTGGAGTAGCTCAAGTACCTATGCCAGCAGATTTAAAAGCTCTGATAGATAGTGACTTAGGATTAATAGGGAATAACATCTTGGTTCAATTAGAACAGAAGATGAAAGGTTATCCTAATGGTCCTTGGTATATTGATTCTCGGGATGGTGTAATTTATATTCATAATCGAAAGTTTACTCAAGAGCCAGAATATAATTACATATATCAATCCGAGAATGGAGAGGTACTTAGAGTATCCTTTACCATGCAGAATGTAACTAAAAGGGCAAAGGCTCAATTAACCGAAACTATAGACCCCGATGATAAAGGTCTTATTGTAGGTTCTACCGATATAAAAGAACCAGAAAAAGCTAAAGAGGAAATGTCTACAGTTACTACTCCTTATGTAGCTCAAGTAGATAATATTATGGTAGTCAATTATGGTAGTGTACCTTATGAAGATTATCGTAGTCATCCTACTACTAACATTGCTGCAGAGATGGAAGCTGAGCAAAGGTATGGAGCTAAAGCTCAGAAATATAATCAAGCAGTAAAAGAATATGGTTCTAAGAAACCCTATGTTGCTTATCAAGCAGGTAAACAAGAGATGTTAGATAACTTAAGTACTGACCAATATAGGGAAGCTATCAATACGGCAGCTAATAATTTACCAAGCGAT